GTTTAAAAAAGAAATGTTTAGGGAATACAAAAAAATTCTATAAAATACACATATTTGCCACAAATAAGTTACTTTTGTAAATTTTGTGTAAATGTTACTTATACTATATTCTTTATATTCGTGATATATTTATTTAGTAATTTTTCAAATAATACGTTTAAGAGTGTAAATAATTGGGAAACACAATTAAGTTTTTTAGTAATTATATAAACATTTTTCTTTAGACTAAGTTAAATTACCTAATTATGTATTTATTAATTCTTACATTAACTCTTAAATAAAAGTTAAGGGTTATCAACTAAGTATCAAGAAGAGTTTACATAGTTACAAGTAGTTTCACATTTTTACTACGTTTACAATACAACGGGAGGACAATGTTTGAATGGAAATGAACGTAAATTTTATTGGTAAAGCTACACAAGGACTAATTATTCCAGATATCGAAACGGAAAAAATTGAAGACGTAATGATCGTTATAAGAACTGAAGAAGGTTCTTATACTATAAGACTAACTGATTTACAGACAAGTACGATAGTAACAAATTGTTTATTAGCACAAGCAGTAAATTTAAAGCTAGTATAAAATTTAGACAAAAAAAATTCCCCTCCAACTATTTTAAATAGTCAGAGGGGATAAATTATAATAATCTTAAATGATTACTTCCATTTAATTTTACCAAATAATTCTTTTTCGTTTTTAAGTTTACCTTCTTTATCAGTGATTTTACCTAAAGCACAATAGAAGTATTTAATTTCTTTGTTTTGAGGATAAGTCATCTTAGCCCACCATAATTTATTCTTAGTGTCTTTGATAACAGAATGGATATATACCCAATCTTTTTCTCCATTAAGCCAGAATTTTCTAGGAACTTCTTCACCATCAAGTCCCCAGTTTCTTCTAACTTTGATCAATGTATTAGGGTAGAAAGTACCAGACCATTTCCACTCAATTTGTTGAGGTTTAGGTTTTTTCTTAGAAGGTTTAGATTTACTACCTTTTTTAGTAGAAGGCTTAATATCTTGTGAGCCTAAGTTATTACCGATAACATTACCAACAATAGCTTCAGCTATTTCTTTAGTGAAATCTTCAAGATGTTTCTCAATGTTTCTTACGTCTGTTTTATTAGTAATGAAACCTAATTCAACTAATCTATAATTTTGGTTCAACTCAGCAGATACGTTAGCATTTAATAAGTTATCACGCTTGTCGATACCTCGAATTGTACCAACGTATTTATCAATAACTTTGTGAAGTCTTTCATCAATCTTATCTTTATATACATTGTTATCAATAATTATATGACCACCAGAAGCTTGTGGACTAGCTGCGTCCAAATGGAATTCAACAATTTGATCGAAACCTTGTCGAGCCGCCCAGTACATTCCATATCTCTTAGTATCTCCAAGATTAACACCATATTTAGTGTCTTGATACATGTCTTGGTTCATAGTAGAACCACCATACAACTGAACATTTACTTCTGCTTGTCTAAGATACTTAGCAACATTAGGAACGATTTTTTGTCTAACAAAATCTCTTTCACAAATGTCTAATTCAGTATTTACTGCACCGGGATCGTTTGAATAAGCACCTTTACCATGTCCAGCTACTAATAATACTTTCATAGGTTTAGGACTAGGTAAAACGTTATTAATAGCTCTAACAACAGCACTATTAGAGCTGATTGGTGGAACGATAAAGTGAGTACAACCATAGTAGTAATCAAGTCTACGTTTTGGTTTTAAGTTTGCTAACGAATTCCAGTTTTGCTCAATAACAGGCATAGTCATTTGAGTAGCACCTTTATCAACGAGCCAAATATGACCATAATATGTGCTTGTATTAACACCTATCCAGCCCTGTTTCGGCACTGTGGCTCTTTCATTAGGAATAATTTTCCAACCTTTAGGAAGTGCATTATCAATAGCTTGTTTTGCATTACCACGAATTCTGAATTGATTATCAGATATCCATAAGCAATAGTCGATTACGAGATCCATGCATTGAGCGTGGAAGCTATGATCAACATCAATACATCCCGGCTCCATTGTTTCAAAATCATCATCATAATGAGTCCAATTTCTAACTCGATATGGACTATCAACAGTACCGTTAACGTAAGCACGTAATCTTTCAGCAACTTGTTTTTGAGTTTTCAAAGAACAACACTCCTTAGTTAAATTTATGTAATAAAAAAAGAACTAGCGTTAACTAGTTCTTCGTATTTTTATATGTTATTTGTATGTAATTTTTACAGGTACAAGTTTATATACTATTCTTCCGTCATATTCAGTTTTATCAACTGTTAAGCCAGCAACGAATTTATTAATGTCTGGTGTTTTATTGTACGTAGTACCTTCAGCAGAAGTAGGAACAGAATACCAGAAGAAGTAATTAGAAGCAGTTGTATTTGGGTTTAGAATTGAGTAGTCACCAAACTCTACTTTTTTAACTTGTTTTCCAGTTAAATCTAATTGTTCTCCATCTATGTTAACCATGAAGCTTTGGTCTTGTTTCCAAGAAATCTTAGTTGGAGTGATAGTAGCAGTAAATGTTCCATCACCATTATCAACTGGTGTCACTTTTTCTTTTGTGTTTGTAGTTGGAGAAGTAGGTGTTGAAGTAGAAGGGTTAGAAGGTGTAGTCGGTTGTGCGGCAGACTTCAAGATGTAATCTTTATCAATATCTGCTACGACATCCGTGTTAGTTTTGAGAGTATATATGAATTCTGCATAATCTGGCATATATTCATTACCACGACTTTCAGTAATATCCATAACTTCAAAACCTTTAACAAATTCATTGACATCTGAAGTTCTATTGAATTTATCTTTGTCAGCATAGTTTGGTAAAGTGTACCAATAAGGAGAGCCACTTAATATACCACTAGGATCAATAATTTGATAGTTTTTATATTTTATTTTCAGTAATTTAAACTTATCTAAATCTATGTCACTAGCAGTAACATTAATAATGAAGCTTTGAGTTGTTTTCCAAAACATGCCTTCTGGTTTAATAGCTTTTTTAAAGACACCATCACCTAAACTTGTTGGAGTAGTATCAACATGTTCGTAATCAAATCGTGTACCCACAACTAATTTATCTTCAATAAATCTTTCAATCATATAAGATAAATACTCATGACCTTTAGCATTAGGGTGTAAACCATCGTATGTGCCATTTGAAAGACTAAAGAAAGTCTTATTAACAGTTTCATTCCAAACCCTTAGATTGCTTTCATTATACAAATCTAAAATAGGGAAAGAGAACGAACTAGCCAATTCTTTAATTACTTCAGTTAATTGACCTAAAGTATACCCTTTAGAGTTAGCAACTTCTTTAAACGGGTTACATTCAGCTCTAGGAATAGGAGTCATTACACCAATAGGCGTAGTAGGGAATGAGTTTGAAAGTTGTAATAATGTATAATAAATACTACCCGCAACTGTTCCAGCTTTATGTTCTTTCGCAGTTCCTAACTCTCTAGTTTTTCCACCAACTAAACCATAGTCATTTGTTCCCAAGAATACGATGATGAAATCGGGTGTCTCTTTTACTTCAGTGAAAGCATTTTTTCTATCTTGATAACCTGTACCACTATGACCTAAGTTGATATTTTTAAGTCCAGTACGATCAGCAATAAATTGATGGTAGTTCTTTTCTGTTCGAAGGTTGACTTCAGTAATACTATCACCAATAAATACACCTACCAAATCTTTAAGTTGTGAGACTTCTGTGCTGCCTGAAGTATTAGTTTCTATAACTTTTGTTTTTGGTAAGAATAAAGATTTGCCATTTGTAAAGTATATTTTAAGGTCATTGTCAATTTCTTCAGTATGGTCGATTTCAACTGACGTTCCATCTTTACCATCTTTTCCATCACGTATGAAAGAAGACGCTATTTCCTGTGCTTTTTCACCATCAATTTCATGATAAAATGTGAATTTTATTCCACTGTTACCTTCTTCATCTTCTTCACGTTCAGAAGTAACTGTCACTGATTTCCCGTCTTGTCCATTAGTTCCATTCTCACCATTCTTACCAGCTTCTCCTTGTTTTCCGTCTTGACCTTTAGGAACAATTAGGATAGTACCATCAGAGAAGTGTACTTCTTTATCACCTTGATTATTTGTAGTAGTTTCTTCAATAGTAATTGACTTACCATCAGCACCTTGTTTACCATCGTTTCCATCTTTACCTTTTAAACTTTCTAATTGTTCTTGAGTGAAGTCAGAATATGTGAATGGTTTTCCATCATTGCCATCCTCACCATCAAGCCCACGTTCACCTTTAGGTATTGTTACTGATTTTCCATCAGTGAAGTTCACAATCTTGTTTCCAGAATTGTCTGTTTCAATATTCTTAATGCTCACTGATATACCGTCTTTACCATTGAGACCATCTTCACCTCGTTCACCTTGAACACCTTTTTTGATGATCGCAGATTTTCCATCATTGAAATGTATAACTGTGTTACCATCTTCATCGTATTCAACATGATCAACGTTGACAGAGTGACCATCTTGACCATCATTACCATTTCTACCATTCTCACCGTCACGACCATCTTTACCTTTAGGTATTTGAATAGAAGTCTCATCGCTAAAAATTATATTCAAATTACCATTCTTATCGAATTCGTGACTAGCAATAGATATAGATTGACCTTTTAAATCTTCTTGATTTTCAGTGACGTACTTATTAAGTTTTTCACTAACTAGTTGATCAATATCCGCAGATAACTCTTTTTTAGCTTCAGAGATAAATCTATTTTTAACATCATCTGCACTAATAATATAAATTTCTTTTAAACTACCTAATGAAGCCGAACCATTAATGATGATAGTTTTATAATCTTTAGAAGGAAACTTCATTTGATTATAGACGATTTCTAAAAAGTATCTTCCTTTAGGTAAGTTCTTATTAATAGTAAATTCAATAATTCTATTTTTCGCTGGAACACTAGTCTCAAATACTTTTTCATTATCAGTGTTGATTAAAATAACTTTTGCGTCTTTACCATCATCTTTAATCGTCTCAGTAGAGTCCAATTTAACAGTGATAGGAGTAAAGTCACCTTGTTTAATTTCAATAGAAGTTTCTTGTGGGAAATCTAAGAAACGATAATTATTAATTAAATTTCTTCTCATTATTGCACTCCTTATTAATTAAAACCGAGTTAATAGATAACTCGGCTTAGATTAAATAGTTTGATCTAAATGTTTGTTCGGAAGACTATCTTCATCAGACATAACCGCTGAGATTACTCCACCTGTGTTTTGTGCGTATTTCTTTTGTTGTTTCAAAGCGTTTAAGTTAGCTTGAGCAACATGTGCCTCTTGAGTTACATTGAAGTTCTTATAATAACCAAGAATAGTTGTAACACCTAAGAAGGCTAGAGTGATAAATGTATTAATTGCACCTTCATCAATAGGAATAGGGTTATGACCAGACAATTCTAAAGCTACGTTTACGAAAGCAAGCAAACCTAAAATACCTCTAACAAGTGATCCTTTATCAAGTTTAATCATTATATCTTATCTCCTTTAAATTTATTTTGTGATTAATGGAGCTAGTAGGGGAGCTACTACCTTAATCATTGTTTCCATAAGTGCAAAAAGGGCAATCAAAATTGTCCCCCAAGTCTTACCAGATATTCTCGACTCTCCATCCTCACTAATACTAGTAGTCTCAATAGAATTGATTTTAGTATGAATTTCTGACTTCAAGTCACTAATATCGTCATCGACTTCAGCAAACTTTTTATCAATTGAAGCCTTTGTTTCTTTATCTTCTTCAACCATTTTCTCCATGATATCCGCAGTTCTTTCAGTATTCTTTTCTACATTTTTAGTCATCTCTAACATTTGAGCATTGTTTATACTTAATTGTAAAAACTTTTCATTGTTCATATCTTGATACTTTTGCATTCTATCTAAAGTTTTTTCAATTTTAGTGTCAAGTTTATCTTGACGCTCTTTTGTTTTGTCATGATCTTCTTGTAGTTTTGTTACATCTTCCTTAATACCAGATAATTGCACCTCGATTATACTTTCGTTTTCCATATGCCAATTGCACCCATTCCTGCTATTAATATTTGAACCCATCCATTGATAAGATTATTGTAATATGTTGCGTATAAAGAAGCGTTATCCACTGCAAGAATGCCAAATGCAAAATAAACTAAGCCTGATACCAAGCCACCTAAAATCATAAGTCTGAATTCATTTGGTGTTCTAATGAATACTGAAATTAATAATAAGAAACATGATACTAAAAGCAACCATCCCATTATCTGTATATCAACAACTCCAGAGATATTATAGTAGAATACAGAAGCATTTTTTAATTCACTAGTGTTCTTATTGATCCATTCTATTGATTTGATCATACCAATTATACTTGTACTTATGATTAATACATCAAAACCAATTGTGGCTATATTTAACTGTAACAAGTTTTTCTTGAACAGTTCTCTTAACTCATTTAGCTTTCTAATGGTTATCACCACCTTATAAAGAAGATAGGTGACTAGTACATAGCCACCTTAGAGATTATTTTTTCAATTGCTCGATTTCTTTTTGTTGTTTTTTAACAACATCCCAAAGGATAGAAGTCATAGTATAAACGTCAATTGCGTCTCCTTCTTTTAAAGCGTCATGAGAGTCTTCAAGGATCACGCCATATTTAACTTTGTCGATACCGTCATTTAAATCTGATTTAAGATTGTATTGTTTAATATCAGTAGAATTTAAAACATCTAAAGAATTAATTTTTAAATCTTGAATGTTTGTTTTATATTTTCTACTAGATACAGAGTTAAATTTACTTGCTCTTATAGGCATGTAACCAATATATCTGCCAAAGTTAGCTCCTCTAGTATTAGTAACACGTAGTTCACCACGTACACCAACATAGAAGTTAGTTGCATTAGTTTTAACACCACCAGCACGAAGTGTAGCTGATTGAGTTAAGTTACCACTACCAGCATTGTTGAAGTAAACTGTTTCTTTACCATCTCTTGATAAAATTTTGTTAGCTCTTACTTCACCAATTTCTAAACGTACATCTGAACCAGCACGTCCAGTTGAGTCAATACCTGTAATTACTTTGTTTTTAGATGATTTAGAAAATCTAAGTCCTACACCTAGACGTTTACTTTCATCACCATAAACAAGTCTACCTGTATTATCAGCACTAATACCAAATTTGAAGTCGTTGATACCTTTACGAACGTTCTCGTGAGGTCGAATGATTACATTAGCTTGTCTTGAACGATTATATAAAGTAGCTGCTGCGTCAATATGGATAGCATTTTTAGCTGCTTGTAAACCAATTGCACCACCAGCAGAATATAATGTTAAACCACGACTTCTAGAATACTCATGTGAGAAGAATTCGATAGTACCAGAAGAAACTACTTTACCGTCTTTATTAAATGCTTTACCGGAACCGTCACGGTAAGTAGAGACACCATCTGAAGAATAATAAAGAGAACGAACTGTACTGTAAACTCTCTTACCATGAACATCAATATCATAGCGATAGTCTCTATCTTTTATTGAGTCAATCAAGTCACCTTTTGGATCGGAAATTCTTACCATTCCGTCTGTAAGTTGAACAACTTGAACACGGTTACGAGCTTTACCATCACGCCATACTCTTCGGTAGTAACCTTTAGCAGTTAATTCTCCACCGTTAATTCTTACAAAGGCATTAGGATCAATCTTGTTATTTTTGTTTTTAAATACAACTGCTCCATCAAAATCAATGTTACTTGCTTTAATTCTGATACGCTCAGCAGTTTGGTTGATCATAGATTTAACTTGACCTTTTTCAACTTTCTTAGCAACGATAGAAGATAAGCCATTTGCGTCTTGAATGATTTTACTGAATTTTTCTTCATTTTTAGATTTATCAGCTTCATAAACCATCTTCTTAACTACGTTTGTGTTCATTTCAACTTCTAAACCTTTAATTCTAGTACCATAGTCATCTAGTTTTGTTTTTACATCTAGGTAAGAAGGTGTCCAAGTAGTTGCTCTATTACCGATTTCTGCTTTAAAGCTTTCTTTTTCGATAGCAATAGCACTCGTAGTTTGCAATAAAAGGTTAGTTTTATTCGTTGTTAAGCCTTGAGTAGAAGTAGTTAATACTACACGTTGGTAATTAGATGAGGCTTTTAAAGTGACAGGTTCAGAATAAGCAGAGTCACCAACTTTAAACTTGAGTGAAGCACTACCACTTAATACTTTTACATTGAATGAAAGTGTAAAGAAATTATTTTCAAGAGCTTCTTTTTCTAAATTAAAGTAGGCAGCAGAGGATGATACAAATTGATCAGTAGGAGCTAATGTCATAGAAGAGTCTGATTTATTTTGAGTGAAGGTAAAAGTAGGGGTAGAATATTTTAAACTCATAGGTTTTTCAAAATCTGTACCTGTAAGTAAGTTTCTAGCACCAACAGTTAATGAGTTTAAATCTTCTCTTAATTTAGCAACAACTGTTTTATCTTCCTTAGTATTATAAATATCTTGAATAACTGAAGTGTCATATCCAGAAATTGCTTCCCAGTCTAATGCGTCAATTCCGTCATATCTGAATACTTTATTTTCATCAATAACATAAACTGTATCGCTGTTTTCCGGGTTTGGATATAGTTTGTTTCTTTCAGCTAAAGTTTTAACGTAAGGTAGCCAATTCATAATATGAGAGTCTCCAGCACGGTTTGCATAGTCACCAGCTGCATTTGCATAATCTCCACGATCCTCAGCATATTCACCTTGACGTTGTGTAACTCTTCCAACTTCTTCAACCTCTTGGAATAGTTCTTGGAGCATAGTTAATTCACTAGCGTCTCCAACTGTTTCATAATCTTCATAAACTTCATATCTGAACATTAATGAAGAAACACGGTTTCTATCTTTATAAGAGGCAAACCTTGCTCTATATGTACCAATATTTTTCATATCGGCTTTTCTTAAATCATACACAACAAATTGTTCACCATCGTATTTAGCGATACCAGAATGAGTTTCACCAGTAGCTTCATGTTCTACGCTAACTGTAAATCTCTCACCATCTTTGATATCTATTTTACGTCCATTATCGTACAACTCTATTTTGAAAACAGCTGAGTCATATTGAACAATACGAATTACTGGGTTAGGGTTTTGTTGCTTGATATCTAATTTTAACGTATAGACATTATTAAAATATGACAATTAAAACACTCCTTGTATTCTACATAAGAAAACTCAAGGTATTAACCTTGAGCTTCTTGTTCATCATTATTTTGAATTCGAGATAACAACATTTCATTCGACACTTCAAGCTCAGCTATATAATTTGCTTGATTTCCAACAACAGTTGCTAACTTCTCATTTTGTGCTTGTAATCTTTGTATTTGTAATTTTAAGTCATTTTCATTCATTATAATTTAGCTCCTTTTTTAGCTCTTAATTTTGCTAACATTTCTTCTAGCTCACGAATTTCACGGTCTTCTTCACTTTCAGTTTCTTCAACAGTTATGAATTCATAACCATCTGGTGCTACTAATTTGTATATACCGTCAATAATTTTAAGCCTTAAATTTTCTAGTTGTGAATAAATATTTTCATCAATAATAAGAGTTGCACAAGGAACAACTGTATGTAGAGTTGAACCAAATGCAAAATCTCCAATAATTTTTCCTTCTGAATTTAGAGAAGTATACGGAACAGCTAATACATAGCGATCCGTGTAGTAATCTCCAGTTTCTTGATTTATTAAAGAGTCATAAGTTTTTATAATTTCCATTTTATTAAACCTCCGCATTAGGTGTATCTGTTAAAGCCATTCGTCTTATTCTGAAATATCCATTGACTGAGTTATCTTCTCCATAAGCAATACCAGCCTGAACTTCAAAGAAGTCTGGTTTATTATTAGGTGGATATCCCAATTTTGCTTGTAAATCAATTGTGACATCTGGGAAAGTTGTTGAAGTAGAAGAAACAACTTCTTCATGGAACAAAGTTCCTCCAGTAGTAGAGAGAAACCTAATATACAGTTTACTTTTTCCTTTTGATGAAGCAGACATTTGTACTTTTAAATAACGCTTATTATATAAATATGTATATCTATTAACTCTTGCATTTTTCTTACCACTAGATTCAACTAGTTGTTTATATTGTGCAGCGAACTTATAAACACCAGTATTTACAGTATAATAACCATTCATACCCGGCTCAATATGTCGGACGTAATTATACTTACTAGAAGCAGCGGAATGAGTAGCTTTAAGGTCATTCCACGAACTAAACTGTGGTTCATAAGCTTGTACATTATAATCACTTGTATCTAGTCCATTTTTAAATTTAACTATTCCATCTTTTTTAAGTGTAAAACCATTTGGATTAATGATTACTTCATTAGAACTTTTACTGTTACTAATTGTTAAAGTATCTCCAGAAATGTTTAAAGTACCATTTGAGTTATAAATTTTCATTGAGTCAGTATTGAAATCAATATTTCTTGCAATAATATCGACACTTTCTGGGTTTAAAGCGATTTTAGCAGCTAATTGTTCGGTGCTAAACACATCAAGTCTTGATAATGACCACTCGGTTGGTTTTGATCCACGTTCTAATTGAGGCAAGGCATAGTAGAATACTGCTTTGTCATTAACGCTTTGGGTTTTAGCACTATATCTTAAACCAGCTCTGATGTAGTTCATTTTTCTTCCGTCCGGAATAGTAGCTGGAATAGTAGTAGTTGCAGACATTCTAAACCACTTATCATATTCAAAGTCTTCTGTATTAATGTAATGTTTAGCAAGAGAAGGGTTGTTTCTTTGGTCTTTATCGAAGTAACCATTTAATTCAATATAAACATTTCCTGTAAGTTGACCTTTAGCAGAAGAAGGAATATACGCATAGCAAGACAATGTTAAATCTTCACCAATTCCAACTTCTTGACCTTTCCCAACTGAAATAAAGTTAGAAAATACTGAAGGGTAGTTAGTATTTTTGTTATAAGTCATCTTGATAGTGTTATATTTTTTAGTTTTATTTTCGATAGTATCGAAACGTGTATAACCAAAAGTATTCTTATCAACAATACTAAATTGAGGGTTAACATATATCCAACCTTCCCAACCAGAAGAGAAGTCTGAATTTAATAATATGTTGTTATATTCAGTTTCGGCAGTAAGTTTCTTAACTTGTAATTCAATAGAACTAGCAGTTTGTTCGATCAATGATTTAGTTGTATTGATTGCTGAAGCACTGCCTAAGTATTTAGTGTAAATAACTGAAATATCTTGAGTAGTAGATTGCGGAGAGAATGTAGAAATAGAAGGTCTACCTTTACTATCTAATACAAATTTAGGGTTAGCACCAGTTTTAGACATATTGTCTAATTCAACCAGTTCATAACCGTTGTTTGAACCTTTACTTACGAATATAGCAGTTGCTACATTGTTAGAACTTAAAGAATTATTTTTAGCAACAACTTCATAAGTATAGTTATCAGTAAAGAATGATCCATTGTATTCTTGGAGAGGAATTTGATAGTTACTTCCATTTGAAACGCTATATTGAGTTTCATAAGTAGCTACTTTGCTAAGTGAAGCGTCAACATCAGTTTTCGTAGCAATCTGAGATATTTTATCTTTATTTTTCTCAATGAATGTTTCAGCTGAAGAAATACGAGTGTCATAATTCTCAAGTTGGTCTGCTGTTTCATCTGAAGAAGGTTGAACATCAGTGGCAATTGTACCTTTTTCAAGTTGCCAATCAGTTATATAAAAACTTTTATATGTACCATCACTATTTTTTATAATAGGGTACATATGAATAGTAACTGAGCTATTATTTGTTGCTGTAAAAGTAAAAGAATAACGTTTCCAATTAGTAGTGATTTTAGTTTCTGGAATAAAACCACTATTACCAGTGTTTATATAAATTCCTCTTGTAAAACTTAATTCTTCACTAGCCTTTGCATAAAATGAAAAAGTATAAGTCTCGTCTTTTTCAAGTGCGTATTCTGAACCACCTAAATAAATAATGTTATTAGAACTATTGAATAATAAAGCTCTTTTACCGTCTTCTTGTACAATACCAGAGCAATAGCTGTTTGGTATTTGTAAGTATCTCTGTGTAGTTTTCTTGAGTAAGTTTCGACCACCGACTTTTATGTTATCAACTTTAGTTGTACTAATTGAGTCAAAAGCATTTTCAAATGCAGTTCTAAGATTTGAAATTGCAGTTGAATATGTATTGAAATAATTCTCAATATTTGAGCGATCAGTATCAGTTACATCTTTTTTTCTAATTACATTGTTGATAGCAGTAGTTAAAGTAGATAATGCACTATCATAAGCTGATTTTATAGTTCTAAGAGTTGATAGGGCATATGAGCTAACTGAAGGGTTAGTAGAAACAGCAGTGTATTTACTATCCAAGTCAGCCTTTTCTTTGTTGATTAATTTAATTGTAGTTTCTAGAGATTTAACTTCGGCTTTTGTGAATACTCCATCTCTTACAAAATCGTCATAATCTCTTTTGAAATTAGTTTGTGTAGTTTTTACCGTCTGAATTTCTTTAGAAGTAGACTGACTCAAATCATCCACTTTAGTTGTGCTAATTGAGTCTAATGCCGCCTCAAAACTAGTTCTTAATGTACTTAAAGCTTTAGAGTAGTTAACAAATGAAGCATTGATAGTAGGACGTTCAGTGTTATCGACTTTCTTATCGGTAATAACTTTATTGATGTTACTAATTAATGCATTTGAATTTGTATCAAAACTATATTTTGCTACTTTCAAGTTGTTTTGAGCAACAGTAGAAATATTTTTGTTTTTGAAAATTGCGTCATATTTACTATCAATTTCAGCTTTTTCTTTATTAAGGATATTAAGTTGAGACTCAATAGCTTTGTATTCAGCTGCGTTAATTACACCGTCAGTAGAGAAACTATCAAAATCTTTTTTGAAAGTATCGTAATCTTTTCCGATTTTGTCTAAAGTTGCGTCAAATTGAGATAATTTATAGTTACTATCTTCTGGAGCTGGAGACCAACCAGTAAATGTATTACCATATTCTAATTTGATCCATTCAATAGAACTAGCACTAGAAGAAGTATTAGGGGCTTGGTAAACATTCACAAATTCATTTTTAGCAGTTTTAATTTTCCATTCAAAAGTATTTATATAAATACCATCAGAGTTTTTCATACTGCTTGTCAAAGGAACTAAATTAACACTACCGCCACTATTATAAGTAGAAAAGTATTGTCTATCACTACCTAATTCACCTTTCATTGAAAGAGTTACTTCTGTACCTTCTGGGATATTATCTGTTAAAAAATATCTGGCTATATTATAGTTAGTGTTCTCAATACTTTCGTGTGAGCTTTTTAGTAGGTTACGTCCAGCTACTCTAATATTACTAATTTTACCACTACTAATTGAGTCGTTAGCAGCTTCAAAACTTGTTCTCAAATTAGCGACTGCTGTATTGTAATTATCAAATTGAGCTTCGATATTTTTCTTCTCAGTAGTATCAATTCCTCTATCATTTGAAGCTGACTCAATAATACTGATCAAAGAATTTGAAGCATTATCAAAAGTAGCTTTAGAATTCTTCAAGTCTTTTATATTTTCTGGGGAAATTGAATTATTACCAATGTAAGAGTTGAATTTAGCGTCAATATCTTTACGCTCTTTAGTAAGAGTTTTAACATGAGTAGCAATTGATTTAGCTTCTGCTAATGATACTGAACCATCTTTTATAAATTTTTCAGTGTCTTTTTTGAAATCTTTTAGTTCAGAAGTTATACCAATAATAGTTTGCTCGCTATCTTCTGGAGCGGGTGTCCAGTCACTAGCAATATTACCAGTTTCTAGTTTTAGATTAGAAATGGTAGGTGAAGGATAAATACGACTTCCGTCATCAGCTTGATAATAACCAGCGTAAGCTAAAAAGTTTAACTTATTTTCGAAACTAGAAGGTGTAGTAAATGTTCCAGTAGCTTTAAATTTCTTGCCAACAAATTTTGGATCGACTGTTTCTGGTAGGAGTTCAACTGTGAAATTAGATAAAACTTTAGCGTCAGTATAATCGTATAATAATATACCGAAAGAACGACCTCTTAATGTTTCTGCTCCGTTAAAGTTGTCGATTTGAATTTCATATGAAATAGTATACTCAGTATCAGGTTGTAAATAATTTCTAAAATAATCAGGTTTATATAAAGGAGTAGCCCACAATCTATCAAATGAAGCTTTTTTAGTGCTAGTGATACTTGGATCAATCATAGCCTTAGTTTCTTCACGATAAGATTGAAGCAAATTAACTCCACCAGTTTTTAAGCTGCTAATTTTATTATTAGTATCATTTAATGAGTTTTGAACTTTTGAGATAGCTGGGTTAACAGTATCTCTCCAAGTGTCAGTCCATTTTGAGTCAAACTTAGCACCAGCAACTCTTTCGATGATACCATCTGAGTCTGTACTAAATTCTGTACGTTTCCATTCATCTAATCTATCTTTAGCTTGAGAAGAAGCAATTTCTCTAATAATTGAATTTAGAGCGTTATCAAAAGCAAGTTGATATTCATTAACTGAAGCTTTATATAATTCAAATTTTGAAGTTACAGATTTACTTTCAGCGTCAACAATTTTATTATCAACAATTGCACTATTAATAGTTGTACTTAAATCACTAAGCTTAGTATTCATATTAGAATATGCAGTAGATAATTTAGTTTTTTCTGCTCCAACAAGATTAGAATTTCCGATTATATTTTCATATTGTCTAGCTAATCTATCTTTTTCATGTTTAAGCAGAGCAAGTTGTCCTTTAATAGATGAAGACTCAGAAATACTAATGACTCTATCGTCAAATGCATTTACAACTGTTTTCTCGAAGTCACTAGTTTTTCTCTTTAGGTCTGCGATATCAAGATTATTAGTGCGTTTGTATTCATTTAATTGTTGAACAGCACTATTTGCTACTGTATCATCTGTATACTTACTAGCTTTTACCCAGTCGCTTATTGAATAAATGCCACCTTTAGCTTTAGGTGTTCGACAAACTAAGATGTCACCACTAACTCCTTGTGTCCACATATCACCAGTGTCATATGGTGGAACAGGTGTATTTACAAATACTCTTCTTTTTCCATCAGCAGTGTCTTGAGCAGTTTTCGCTCTATTCATTGCGTCTGTAAGAATTTGATCAGAAATTTGAGACCAATAGTAAGTAGGGGAAGAAGCTGTTCCTTTTTTCAAGAAACGGTAAGCAATACCAGTAGCAGTGTCTAAATACAAGTCACCTAAATGAGCTTCACGTTTACTAGCGGTTGTCCAATCTGAAGCTGGGATATTAGTAAGTGTTGGTACTCCATTGTAATAAAATGTTTCAATTGCACCATCAACTTGTTTTTGAATATCAGTAATATTTGTATTTATATTATTGATAACTTCATTAAATTGATTAACTTGACTAGTAGCTTCTTGTTGAGCAATAACTTTTGACATGCTATTTAATGCTTCTTGAATAGCAGTTGAGTAACTAGTTAAAGCATTATTGTATGTAGTTAAAGTTTGATTAGCAGTCGTTTTTTCACTAGAAGTTACTTCTCCATCTTCAATGATAGTTTGAATAGTATTCCTTAAATTCGTAAGTGAAGTTTTATAAGTAGAACGTGTTTTAGAAATAGAAGTTTTAGCTTGAGTATCTGCATATTGACTGTTAAAGATACTATTATATCTCTCTTCGATATCTTGACTTTCTCTATCTAAGATATCTAATTGAACACGTAATCTAGTTTTCTCAGCTTCGGTTACAATTCCATCTTTGAAATCTTTGACTACTTCAGTTTTAAAAGTAGACACACCATCATTTAAATCTTTGAAGTCTTTAGTCATTTTGACTTTATAATCTTCTAAATCTTTTGCTGCCTGTTTAGCTACTGTATCATCAGTGTATTTGCTCGCTTTAACCCAATCACTACTTACGAATGAGCCAGTAGCTCTTGAAGTTCCACAGACATAAATATCTCCTTTTGAACCTTGAGTCCACATATCTCCTTTATCATAAGGAGGGGTAGGTTGAGTTACAAAAACTCTACGTTTATTGTCTGCTGTATCTTGTGCTTTTTTTGCTTGCTTCAATGAACTAACAATAACTTGGTCAGTAAGTGGTTTCCAAGAATAATTAGTACCAGATTTAGTAAAAGTATATGCATAACCAGATTTAGTGTCTAAGTACATATCCTTAATATGTAAGTCTTTTAATTCATTAGTAGTCCAACTTTTAGCTGGATCGTTAGATAATGTAGGTACACCACTATAATAATAAGTGATGACTGAACCATCTCTTTGTTTCTTGATTGTGTCAACGTATGAAGAAATTGTAGTTATGACACCATTAAATTCTTCAACTTTTTTGCTTGCTACATCAGATGAGATGATTTGTGATAATGTATTTAAAGCTTCTTGAATTGTCTTAGAATAAGCAGTTAATGTTGTGTTGTATGTATCAAGTGAATTATTAGCTAAAGTTTTTTCACTTTCATCAACTTGTCCATCGGCAATTATTTGTTCGATTGCTTTTCTTAAACTAGCATGAGCCGATAGGTAAGGAGAACGTGAAGCTGCTAAACGATTTTTAATATTAGTATCAGTATATTGGTTAGCAAGTAAGCTCTTATAACGTTCTTCGATATCCATGCTTTCACGATCAAGCATATCTAATTGTACTCTTAATCGAGCTTTTTCTGCCTCAGTTACTATGCCATCTTTAAATGACTCAAGAGTAGTTTGCTTGAATTCAACCCAATTGTCTTTAACATCTTGGAAATCATTTTGTAATTCAGTAACAATAGCTGTGAAGTCACCTAACACTTTATCTGCTGCGTCATTAGAATACTTTTTAGATATTTCCAAAATACAATTATCATATTTCTTCATATAATCGGATAAGTTCTTTTGTAAAGTATCATATTTCTTCTTATAATTAGCTTTCTCAGTCTCATCAGCAATTCTATCCATTGTCATTTCATCAATGTATTTAACAAAATCATTAAAGCTCGTATCTAAAGTTTTATAAGCTTTTGTTAAATCTGATTTGCTTTCAGATTTTAAATCTGTATTTACTGACATTGAAGAATATCTATTTGTAATATCTTGATATTCTGATTTAGTTACTAATACAACTGTTTTAATAGCTTCTAATTCAGCAGCGTCAAAAATATTATCTTTCAATGACTCTTCAACTGTACTGTTTAAAGATTTAAATGAATTATTTAAGTCGTTTAATTCATCTTTAATATCGTCACGAACTCTTGTTGTATAATCTTTTGCTTCTTCTAATGTAGCTTGTAGTTGAGCATTTTTTGTACGTTCGATAACTTCTTCTACTAATGATAAGATATCTTTGATTTCTTCTCTGAAGTTAACAATATTTTGGTTAATTTCTTCAGACTCTTGGGGAGTGATCATCTTGTCGCTAACACTTTCATTAATAGTAATAATAAGAGTTTCGTACATTGAACTATATTCAACAATAGAATTATTTAATTCAATAGTATCTTCTTTAGTGATGTAAGGGTGGTTTAGAGCTAAATTGATTTTATCTTCGAATTCTCTATTTTCTTTTTCAAGTTGAGCAAGAGTTTCAGAAATTAAACGTTTTTCAACGTCTGTGATAACTCCATCAGCAAAAGCTGCTTGAAGAATATCTGCTGCATTATCAACAATGTTTCGAACATCAGTAGCTTCAGATATAGTTTGCGAAACTTCTTTTTTATATTCTTCTAGCATTCTGTCTGTTTGTTGTTTAGCATTTTCAGACATTTCACGTTTTAATTTATCGAAGTAGTTTTCTTCACCATCATTTGAAACTAAATGGAAATTTTTAGAGTTAACATACAGTCCATCTTTGTCGAATTTAACTGTGCCAGACTCATTTTCAAAAGTTAAAGTTTCACCAACAATCATTTTACCGATAAGCATTTCAGCATTGATACCTTCTGGTGTAATACCAGTTTTAAATGTTTCACCGTTATCACGAGTCATAGCAATTACGCCACCAACCATGATTACGAATTCGTTAGGGTTATCTTTTGAAATAACTTTAACACCATGTGAACCAATATCAACTGTTTCGTTACCAGCCATTACACGCTTTTTATTTGCGTCCCACTCACCTTCGATAAGACGAGTCATGTCTGTAATTCTTCCAGTTTGTTCTCTGATTTGTTGTTTATGGAAATCAACTTGAGAAGAAGTAGAAGTAGTTTGAGCTAATTTTTCAGCGATGATCGTATCTAAATCTTTGTAATCAAAAATATCACTAATTGTAATTTTTACTTGATTAGTTTCGAAATCTAATTGCATTTCAGTGATATAAGCTTTGATTTTAGTATTGAAGATTTTGTTTTGGAAAATAACTTTATCTCCAACATTTAATTTATCCCAATCATCTTTATGATCAAGTGATTGAATGAAGTTAACTAAATCAACTGTGATAGTTCTATTGATTTTCTTTTGTTTCTTCATTTGTTTTACAGCGTCATCATATAATTCTTGAGCGTCTGTATGATTTTCTTCAGTCCAAACAGACTCAAAAACATATAACTCACGTTCATTATAAAGCTTTTCAGATAAGAAATTCTTAGCATTCATTGAGCGTGTTACACTTGCTCTTTGATCTTCAAAAGCTTTTAAACGTCTTTTGATTGAAGCAACTACTTTTTCTTGATTTTTTACTAAAGTTTTATATTTTTCTAAGTTGTATTTTTCTTCGATTTTCTTAGTATCTTCTTCTTCATAGTCTCCTTCAGAAGAACGAGTATATACAACTCTTAAATTAGCATTTGCACTTAATATTTCAAGAGGGTATTCTAATTGTTTCTCAAACTTAGTAGCGTCATTGAACTTACCAGTTTTAAGTTTGATATACAACCACTCACCACTCGGAATATCGTACTGTTTGTTATTAAATTTAATTCTAGCGAAACTACCATCATTTCTAATCATGATTAAATAATATGAAGATTTAGGTACAGTGATTTTGAAATTTTTAATCTTTGTTCCTAAGTCAATATATTCTGATTTAGGCTTAATTAATTCAACACGTTCGTTTAATCGTTGAAGTGTAGCACTTAATTGATTTAATCTGAAGTCTTCTTGTGAATGCTCTTTAAGAATTGCACTATATTGTTTAGATAATTCACCAGCTTGATCTTTCTTACTAGCGTAGAACTCTTGATAATCTAACAAAGCGTGACATAATTCATCAGACATATAATCACTATGCTGTAATACATTTCTGTTATTATCACGTTTAAATGGTGACATGAAATAAGAGAAATCTTCAATATAAGAGGAGCCAGCTGGGTTAACACTTTGAATTGTTAAACCACTTTGACCAAATGGATATAATCTAGTAACGATATCCTTTGAAACAAATTGATCTTCAAATGATTTTAAATAACTATTTTCCCTAACTCTTAAACCACGATTAGTACCAACATTGTCTTTATGATAGAAGTTTATTGTTCTATTAATGTTGTTATAAATAGCAACTGCGTCAAAAAGAGAACAAATATTATCAATAAGAGCGTTAACAGTTGTATTAGAACCAGTTAACTCACGTTTAACATCAATAATTTTTCCATCAACATGTCCAAGCTTCCATAATGGAGCATAAATTGATAAGATTTTGTTCATCATTTGAGGGATAGTAGAACCTAATAATTCAATTTCATTTGCAGCTTTCTTATTTAATTCAGACGCTCTTGAGTCTAAATTTAATGTAATAAAATCAGAGTCGTTAGCAGATTTTTTAATATCATCAATTACAAAGATATCTCTATATCCGTTATATCTATAATCAATTAAGTATTTATTTTTTACTAAATCAACTACTTTATTTCTTTCAATTTGCTTAGTGTCTTCACTAAATACTTGTAATGGTAAATCAAAATGTAAAGTGTTCACATTAGTGAATTTGAATGTTCCACCAAGTTTAGAAAAGTCTGCAATTCTTTCAATTCTAGTTCCATCTGGTTTACAAAGCCATAATTTTGGTGTAGGTCTCTCCTCAAATGTATATGCAAAATGGTTATTTAAAGTCATTTTGTTTCCTCCTTATATTCTTAAAAACTCAAATATAAAAAGAGCCACAAAAGTGACTCTTTATAGTAATACAAATTGATATTTAATTTTCAGTTTAAAATTGCCAGCGAATTCTAAATCGTTACTTCCAATACCCAATCTGATAAAGTTATCGTCATGTGCGTCATATTTAAAATATGGAGCTGGTCGAGAAGAATAAATTTGTTCGCTTGCACCAATCATAGTAATTGTCTCACCAGCAAGATTATCACTGATGATCGTTTGTTGATTGGTGTCTAAGTTTCTTACTAATATATCTGAGCCATTTGTTGACTCAAATGTAAAAGTAGGGTAAACAGGTTTATCACCAAAGTTATAAACTGTAATTTTACTGTTAGCTAAGTTTGAAATTAAATCAATCTTATTCGAATTCAGTTTAACGAAATTGATCAAATCTGGTAAAAGCTTCGCAGTTTCCTCTTTGATTGGTAAAACTTGGTGATAATATGGTTGTAAGTCAGCCCACTGATACTTTTTCATATCGTCACCGAACGATAAACTCTGTAAAAGTAGGTTGAATTTTTGCAATAAAATCGTTGTTTTATCCCGAATTGGTTTGAAGTTAATTGTTGGATCATCGCTTACTTTAGCGAAGTTATCAAGTAATTCAACCTTCATTCGAGTGAAATTAGTTTTATACTTATTAAGGAAAGCTTGATATTTCTTATAAGGTGTATAAATAATATCTTCTATTTTAGTTCCTTTATCTAATTTCTTTTTATTAACATCGTTTAATTCCCACATATCTATATTATTAATTTTTCCAGCTGTATCTAGAAAATCTAATTCGAAATAGTCATGAGCGTCAGTATGTGGGTATTTATCTTTAATTTGTTTATCAGTAAGATTATCGAATTTTTCATACTCATCGTCTGTAACTGCGAATACTCGAATATGTGATAGCATAGCTTTATCAGTTGGGGTAGCTGCACTGATAGTAATATCATGATCTGACAAAGTACCAATGAATTTCATCTTTGTAAGCAAAGAAGTAGTGTTGGTTACTGTATTTCTACCAATTTTGATTTTAGAATTTTTATTTAAATCATCTGCAATCATTACATACTTTTGCATTTTCTTTATGGAAATAGGGGAAGTTAAAATACCATCATCAGTAATTTGTTGAAACTCACTTACTCTATTAATAGTAAAAGTACCTTTATCTCCTTGTTGAGTCCAACCTTCACCAATTCCATCGCTAGAACTATCTAAATCAAAAGTACCACTATTGCCTAATAGATTTCTTCTATATTTAAATTCATGAACTAAACCATCTGTGATTTTATAAGTATTTTCATGAATTCTAAACTTTCCACCATTACCATGAAATCTAATATAGTAATTTCTATTATTAATAGGATAGAAACGTTTTCTAAGTTTTACATTAGTTAATGATAAACTTTTGTCTTTATTTAGAACAATTCCACTTTTGTTACCAGCGATAATTTTCCAACCATCTGGAATACTATCTTTGTTCTTATCCTCAAAAAATTCTTCAATATTTGCATAGTTTGTTCTAGCAGTATATTGTTTAATTTCATGAGAGAAAGTTTCTTCTAATTGAACAATACTATTTAACTCACTTTTGAATTCAGTAATTAATGTATCTGAAGCTGATCGACTAAAGTCATATTCATCAATCATAATTTCAGAATATCTTCTAGGACTATTAGTTTGGAACTCTAAGTCAACATAACCATCGTTGATTACGTTATGAGTTAAATTAGAAGCTCCAGTGATCATTGCATAAACTACGATATTTAATGCAGACTCTTCTTCATTATCAAATCTGAATTCTTTAAAACCAGCAGTGTCAATCATTCGTCTTAATGTCATAATATTATTCAATGTGAATTTATGTTCATCAAATAATAATCTAACTTTAAATTTAAGCGGTTCTTCAGTATAACCTAGTAAATAAGTCTTCTCACTGAACCTTGTTTTTTCAATGGTAGGCGTACGGTCAGCAAGGAACGTGTCGCTTGCTAAACCGTTGTCTACTTGTACATTTTTTACATTGAAATCACGAGTATGATAACCGTTAAAAATAAAGTGGGGAGCATTTCTCAGCTCTGTATATTCCATTGAGAATATATCTGGCACTTATCTCATCTCCTCGCAATCTTATAATATGCCTTGTTTTCTCATGGCAGTTGCTAAGTTATTAGCTAGTTTATCTGCTTCAGCTTTTGTACCATTGAAGTTCTCAATGTTAACTAATGCTTTAGCAGTCGTTTTATTATTGTTAGTGACTGTTTTACTTGATTTTACATCTTTAGGAAGGTTAACAGGTTTAATATCTAAACCTTGAAGTATAGTAGTAGGGGATAAACCATTAACTTTCTTAATGGCAGCGATTGTAGCTTCATCAACTTTAGTAGGTTTTAGTTTTGAGTTAGGTACTGGGTTTAATTTGTTCTTCTCTTGTTTCTGAAGTTCTTTGGATAGAGAAGACAAGCCTTTAAATGAAGCAGCAAGTCCATCTAATATTCCTTCACTAGTAGAACGCCCAATTTCTTTCATATTATCGTTAACGTATTTAGTTAAGTCAGCAATTAGAGATTTATATTTATCAATTTGACCTTCCATAAGTGACTCTTGGATCGCATTAAATCTTCGTGTATCACCAATTAAGTCTTGGAAAGCTTTATTTAAATCTTCTTTTTGTTCTTGTATTTGTTCGTTTTTATCGTTTAGCTCATCTTGTAAAGCTTTTCTTCTGTCATCACGATTTTTATTATTAAGGAACATTGTGTAATCTTCTTCTTGTTGTTTTAATTGTTCTCTTAAATCTTTAAGTTTCTTTTGGTTAGCTAAGCTATCGTCACCACTTCTTTGAGCAATTTCATTTCTAATTTTATCCATTGCTTCAGTTCTATCACGAACATCTTTATTGAATGACTCTTGAGTTTGTTCATCATCAATAAGTTTAAGCTTTTTATTGATCATTTTCTCATATGCTTTATACTCATCGTCATAAGCTTTTTGTGCTATTTCTAATTGCTTAGAGTAGATGTTTTTGATTTCGTTAATGACACTGTTAGCCATATCATATTTCAAATCATAAAGCCCTTTATTGTTATCTCTAATAGCATTCTTTGTTTCGATTAATGCTTCTTTAATCTTTTGAGCTTGAGTAGGAGCAGATTTGTAAATCTCATACATATCTTCAAGTTCTGTTTTGTTTTGTTCAAGTGCTTCTTTTTCTTTTAAGTAGCCTTTGAACTTAGCTTCTTGATTTTTTCTGTATAAGTCAATTTGATATTCTTGTGAAATGAAACCAGCTTTATAATCAGCTTTAGACATCTCAGCTTGAGCGTCTCTTAAACGAATAGCGTTTAATTGAAGTTGTCTTTCAGTATCAACTTCAGCAGCTTCAGTGATATATTGATGAGCAGCTAGGGTAGCGTCATCATAAGCAACTTTCATTTCTTTAATTTGTTCTTTTACTTTTTGTTGTAGCTCATGGTTTTTACCTGTTAATTTTAGTTGACGTTGTAACTCTTTAATATAGAAACTGATATAGCCAGCTAAAGACTTAGAATTTTTAGCTTGCTCTCTACTTAAAGAAGAACTTTTTAGAGCTTGTTTGTTATCAGCTAAATCAAGTTTTTCTTTTTGCTTACCAATCTTTTCAATTTTAGCTGAAACATTACCTACACGGTCTTCATACTCATCAAGAATTTGATCAATCATTGAAGTAGCAATTTCACCAGAAGCGGTTTGAATACCAGCTTTTAAATCTCTAATATTTTGTTGAGCGTCTCGCTTCATTGTTTCGAATTCATCACGGTTTACTGTGTGTTTACCAAATATTTTATTTGCATTCTTTTTCAGTGCTTTATTAATATATTGTATTTTTGAGTCTTCGAAATTAATTTCAAGTTGTCTAGAAGCTTGAAGTTGTTTATTTTTATTACGCCATGCTTTAGTATTTCTACCTTTTTCGAATTCGATTTTGTTTAATTCGTATTCTATTTTAGCAGACCGTGCTTCTTGTAATGTTCTCCAATGATCATATTCTTCTACATGAGATTTTTGGATATTATAAAGATTTTCACTTTTCTCTTTAGCAGTTTGAACTTCTTCAAGCTGTTTATCCATCAACGTTTTTCTAAGTTCATCAACTTTTTGCTTCATTTCTTCAGCTTGGTTGTGTGCGTTGATTGCTTGTTCAATTTTGTTTAAACGTTCTTGTTCAGCTTCATTTAGGTCTTCAGCCATTGCAGCACTGATAGAACCAGACATTGCTGAATGTCCAGAAGTTAACGAACCTAAGTTTAAACCACCGCCACCAGTAACTTTAGTATATCCATATTTAACAGGATCGACTGCTCTATGAGCACCAGTGAAAGTGTTCATAAATGTACCAGAAGGAGTTTTACCTAAGTTAACTTGTACGTGTAAGTGGGGGCCGGTAGAAAAGCCACCTAAGCTTCTATCAGCGGTAGTACCAACGTTTCCAACGATTTGTCCAGCTTTAACTCGTTGTCCTTTTACCACTTTTGCTGGGTTCTTCATGTGCATATATGTATAAGTGTTTTTACCATCAAATATAGATAGTGTATTACCACCACCAGTCCATCCTTTAAAAGTAACTACACCTGAACGAGCAGCTTTAATAGGTGAACCATTAATAGTACCACTTGTGATATCTCTTCCGTGATGGACACCGCCACCATTATATCGTCCGAATTGTCTATCTAAAATATAAGCATTTCTATCTGAAGTAAGTGGTTTTCCGTTTGTTCCAGCAACAACACCGCCGCTTAGGAAACCAGATGAACCATTAGTACCTTTAAATTGGTTATAATATTTTTTAGCCGCTGCGTTACGTTCACCTTGTGCTACGACACCAGCACGTTCATACAATCTTTGGAAAGCGTTTGCTGCACCAATTACAGAAGTAGCTGATTTAAGCCCACGTAAAGCGTTAGCTTCAGTAGTATTCAACTCATTCCAAATAAAGTCTAATTGAGTATTTAAGTCCTTCCAGCTTTTTCCTTTTCTGGCAGCATAATTTCTTAAATTATTAGCACGTCCGAATGAAAGTTGTACTAAACCAATACCAGTACCACCTTGTTCTTGAGCACCCGGCTTAAATTTAGACTCACGTTCCATATTACCCATGATACCCGCAACAGCATGATCAGATAACCCTTTAGATTTGAAGAAATTCCAAACTTTAGCTTGAGTAGAGTTACCAGTATATCGAGAGATACGACCAGTTTCTCCATCATCTAAATTGTTTGCTGTATATTCATAGTAAGGAACATTAATGTCTTTACCAACCAAGCCATACTCAATAACTTTACCTTGAGCAATTTGTTCTTTCATTGACTCGATTTGTTTTTTAATCTTAGCTGTCTTTTCATCGAGCAATTTATTTTCTGCTTTAAGTGAGTTACGATAACTGCTTGACCAAGTTGCATATTTCTCAGTTAAAAGTTTTTGTTTCTCTAACTTATTATTAACTTTATCTAAAGCCATACTTAATTTATCAGCAACATAAGTAGTAACTGTAAATTGCTTATAAAGTTGTTTAACTGTGACACCAGCTTCTTCAGCTTTCTCTTTTGTTTTTTCTAATTCTTTATTAGTGTCATCTAAACTGTCAGAGGCTTTATCTGCACCTTTAGCAGTTTTACCTAAACCACTACCAGTTCTTCCTAACCCGTCTCCAGCTGAACCAGCACTGTCACCAACATCTTTTAACCCACTAGCAGCGTCATCTAAGCCTCTACTAACACCAGCAGCTTCATTCTTAGCTTCATTAAACGCACCATTAAGCGAATTAAATACATTACTAATATTACTTAGGTTAGAAACGTTTTGGAAATTGTTAGCACCGATAAGAGCACCCGGGTTGAACATTTTACTGTCATCAAAACCATCTGCTCCAACTTCACCAGCGTCAACGCCAAGAGATTTCATATCCTTAGCTACGCTGCCAATATATTTTTTCCATTTGCTACCTAAGATTTTCATCAACTGGTTCTCTAATGCTTCTTTTTTCTCATTCAGAGAGCCATAGTTAGATAAGTCAATATGGTAAGCTTTTGCGATAGCGTCTACTACTTTAGCTTGTTCTTCAGCTGAACCATTGTAGTAAAGGTCTGTAATTTTAGCTTTAACTTCTGTTAAACTCTTATAGTTTTTAGTATCAATACCATAGTTTTCCATTAAGTAGTTGGATAGGGCAGAGTCAGCTCCAGCTACCGCTTTATAGTATGATGAAGAGTTTTCTAATTTAGTTTTAAGGTTTTTGTTGTAGTTATCAGTTTCTTCATTTTGCTTTTGCATGATGAAGTTACTTAAAGCTTCCTGATCTCCAGCAACAGCTAAAATTTCGTCTCCATACTTCTCAGTTAATTCAATTAAAGTTTCTGTGCTAAGTGTTCCTTGAGATTGTAATTCTCCCATTGCTCTTCCAAGTAATTGAGAACTCTCAACACCAGCACGCATTGAGTCTGCTAACTCTTTATTCCCTTCAGAAGCTTGATCTGAAGCGTCAGCGTTTTGTAATTTAGCACTAGAGTTACGTCTTGTTTCAGCAGTATTTTGTTTGATTTTCTTAGATTGATCAATAGTAACTTTACCAGCTTTACTTACTGAAGCTCTAAAGCCTGTTTCTGCTTGTATATTTTGTTGAAGAGATTTTTTCAAATCTTTCATTTGAGATTTACTCATGTTTGCAGCTTTTGCCGCTTGCATAATACCTTTAGCAACTTTAGAATAATCACGTTCTACGTCTTTAAGAGCAGCAATTTTAGCAGATTGGTTAGCAGCATTCTTGAACCTTTTGATAGAGGCTTCATAACTAGCCATCTTACTCTTGAAGGACGAGCTTTTAACTAATGAAGTTTCAAATGACTTAAATGTTGCTTGAGCAGCTTTACCAGATTTTGCTGTTTTCGCAACTGAGTTAGAAATTGTATTCATCACTTGTTGACCAGTAGTACCAAGTTTCTTCATTGTTGCTATCTGGTTAGTGAATTGTTGTTGTGCAGTTAATACCGCAGCTCTTGTTGCCTGATTTGCCTGACCAGTTTTAGTGATATAATCTTGTAAAGCTTGTCTAACTCTTTGTAAGTGCTGAACTTCATTCTGTCTATTCTTAGCTTGAGATTGAGCAAGTTGTTTATCCACTTGTTCTAAAGCTTTTTCAGCTTGAGCTTGACTCTTAACTTTTTGGATAGTCGCATTAATTTTGTTGATGTTACTATTATCAGAAGCAGCAGTAGGCTGAACTTGTTCGTGAAGTTTCATCTCTGGAGTTCGACCAAGCTGATACCATTTTTGACCTTTGTTTTTCTTAGCTAAACTATCTTGCTCCTTGATGTAAGCGTCTTGCTCTTCTTTTTGTTTGATAGCATTCTTTTGTCTTTCAAGCTCCATTTCTTGCTTGATCAACGCAATCTTCTGTTTCATTACCTCTTTGTTACCAGCCATTTCTTTACCATAACGGTTTTCACCAGTAACTAAATCCGGGAAGATATTAGCTAATTGACTTGTTACATCTTTATATTTTTCAGCTTCCGTTGTATTGAAGGCGTTACCAGAATTCATTTTTTGTTGTAACTTGTCATAACTATTGATAAGAGAGTTTAATTCAGTTCCGCTCATTGAAGCTATTGCTTGTTTCGTTTGTTCCTGTTTTTGTTTGTATTGTTCAGCAGCTTGACTTGCAGCATTAAAGCTACCAACAACTTTTTCTAATACAAAAGAAACACCAGTAATAGCTAAACCAACACCAGTAGCAGCTAACAGACCTCTAAAAGCAAGTTTCAAACGTGTTGCAGCACGAGTTGCAAGAGTGCTTGCTGTGGTAGCAACAGTTGTTTTATTGATTGCACCTGAAGCGATCATTGAACTAGCTGATACATCTTTTTGAGCTTTAGAGAATTGGTAAGTTGCTTGTTCAGCAGCTTTTGCTTGTGAAGCAGCTTTATCGTATTCACCATTTTTATTAAACTGAAGTTGTGAAGCTGTACCAGTCTGAACCTTCTGAAGTCCAACAACTTGACCAGCTGCATTGTTAACTTTAGCTAATTTATTTACTTCAGTAATATAGTTAGCAACACTACTTCTAGCACCTTCAAAACCACTTCTAACATTCTTACTCATTAATGAAGCAGCACCACCAATCATGCCGAAGATCGGAGCAGTTGTGCCTAATTCAGTAATTCCATGAGTTAAACCAGTTAAAAGTTGAGTAACCATTCTGATACCGTCAAGCATTCCAGATTTAGCAAATGCTTCACCAACAGCTAATGCAAATTGTTCGAATGCTGTTTTTGCTTGGTTAACTTTAGCTTCAATTGACTCCATGTATTTTGCATTCTCTTGTAATGCAGAGCCAGCTGAACTTTCGGAACTTTCTTTAATTTGTTTATATAAGCTGTCTGTTTTAGATAAATCATCTAATAATACTTGCATACGTTGGTAGTGGTATGTTCCACCCAAACCATTAATAACAGCAGCTTTTTGGTCTTTTTCTAAGTTTTTAGTTTTCTGAGAAACTTCTTCTAAAAGAGAAATGGCAGATTTTAATTGTCCATTTTCATCTTTCATATTAATGCCTAAGCCTTCAATAGTTGATTTACCTTTACCACTATAAAGTTTAGGTAAAGTGGCTTTCATAAAGTTACCAATTTCGTCCCCAGATTGTTTAGTCTTCGCTGTTAATGCACCAATGATACCGTTAGTCTCATCAAAAGTAAGTCCCATTGACTTAGCAGTAGAACCAGCTTTTGCTTGACCTTGTGCTAGTTTTTCAACAGTTGTAGCATATTTATTGGAAACTTCGTTGAGTGAGTCAACTTGTCGCATGGCTTGGTTTCCAGTTGTTTCCCACTGAGCAGACATAGAAGTTAAATATTCAGAAGCTTGTTTAGCGTCAATCTCACCAACGTTAGCGGCAATTAATGCAGCGTTTGAGAATTGAGATAACTCATTACCTTTAACACCTTGTCTAGCGAATTCTGCATATACATCTAATACGCTTCCTAATGTTTGTCCGAATTGAGAAGCAGCATTATTTGCGTCAATAAATGTTTGTTGAAGAGCGTTCTCATCACCAGTAACTTTTGCAAGAGTAATCATTTTTCCATCAATCTCAGTAATGACATCAAGCATTTCTTTAGCACCATTTATCGCACCAAAGAATAGGGTAGTAGCACCCATCCAAACTGGGAATTTAGTCATTGCTTCTCTGAACTGATCAACAAAACTTAACTGAGTTCTAGTTGCTCTTTCAGCTTCAGCAGAGATTTGACGAACCTTATCTTGAATTTGGTTCATATGGAAGGCAGCTTCTTTACCGAATGGTGTTCTATTATTGCCTAAAGAATTCAATTGATTTTTCAAAGCATTTGTTTGTTGTTTATCAATTGTAGCAGCCATTCTGTTTTCGATACGCTCAATTTGAGAAGTAAGGGCTAATTTCTTTCGAAGCATATCATTTTGATATTGATATTCTTTTGCTTCATCAGCAGCGGCTTTCGCTACTCTATTGAAATCAGTTCGATTAAATTGATTAGCTTTTGATTTCTCATTAGTAATCTGTCTAAGAGTTTGAAGTAAAACTTGATGTTGTTTAATATCAATTTTACCTTTATTCAATAGACGATCATATTTAGAAACTTCATTTTCTAATAATTTATTAATAGCAGCATTTTCTTCTTTACGTGCTTTATCTGTTTGATCAGTTAACTGAGTTTTATTTAACTTCAAACCATTTGCTGAAGGGGTATAATCAAATCTTTGAGAACCTAATTTTTTACCTTCTTGGTTAACACGTTCTAAAGTAACTTGATAACTCTTCAACGAATTATCTGCATTTTTAATTTCTTTGACAGTTTTTCTAAGGCCTTCAGATGTGTTGGTATTTAAAGCTCTTGTTAAATCATCTAAGCTTTTATAAGAATTTGCTAAGCCTGTCATTAAAGCTTGCTGCTCTTTAATGTCTCTACTAGTGCTTCTACTACTAGGTGACTCTTTAATTTCTAGTGGCTGACTTGCACCTTTAGAAATAGAATTCTTAACTTGTCCGATTGAATTTTTATTAGCTTTAGCATTAACTTCAACATCAATTTTCTTATTCTTAAAATCTTTTGATAGAGTAGATAATGCTCTTTGAATGTTTTGTCTACTTTTTGTTAAGTTTACATCTAGTTCAACATTTAATTTCTTTAAATTACCATTTGAATTGATGTTTCTGATTACGTTGTTTGCACTTTTTACAGCATTGTTTTCTGATTTTTTTGTGTCAGAAACTTCTAAATCTGCTTTAATGCTGTTAATATTTGCTTCAATATTTTTAAGTGTGTCATTAATCTTTTTTCTTGAGGAGCTAGAGTCTATCTCTAAGGTAGATAATATACCTATATTAAAATCACTTGCCACGCTTTATTCACTCCTTTTATTCTCGAAATCATAATAAAAAATCTAGTATTCAAGTCTTATGAGAACTAAGTATTCCCACAAGAATTCAAAACTAGATTAACTAAAGATAGAGTTTCTCTCTTCTTCAGAGTCTCTTAAATCATATATTTGAGTAGTTTCAACTGACTCATGATGTGCTACTAGTTTCGATACGTGTTTAATATCTACTTTTTTAACTTCAAGTAAATAAGTTACACAACTAGCTTTAAAAATATGAGGGTTAACACGTCTTCCTAAGATGTGAGACAATGTATGCTCGCAGAAATAATCAGCCCAAGACTTGCTCATTTGTCTATGAGTTTTTTCATTTCCAACTGTAAAGATGTATTCATCTTCATAGCCACGTTTTTCTACCCAAAGCTTCATATATTTAAGTGCTTCATCATTAATCATAAATTGAAGTATCTTACCATCTTCACCACGACCTTTACCACGAACGTTATGAGACATTAAGAAGTTTCCTTCTTCATTCCATTCATGATCAAATAAAGATGTTTTAAATTGGATAATTTCACTACGTCTTGCACCAACATTAAATGCAGTAGCTAACCAAGCCATACCTAAATAATCTTCATCACTTCTTAGAGCTTTCATCATTTCTTGATACTCTTCGAAAGTAACTTTCTTCTTATCGTATACCTGATTTTTAACAACTGGAGGCAAGCCTGTCATGAAATTACGAAATGTTTCAAATACCAAGTCTCCATTTTCATCTTCATAATCATCAGCGATATAGTTTTCTATCCATTGACAGAAAGCAGATACAGCAGATTTCTTTAAGTTAATTCCAGATGATGACATCTTACGGTCTTCTCTTAAATAGTTCATGTAACGTAATGCGTCACGTTTCTTTAATTTGAATAGGGGTTTATTGTTTAAACTGTCAGCAACAAACCAACCAAATTGTTTCAATGCTGAAGTATATTGTTTTTTAGTGTCTCTCGATAAATCTACTGAGCCTAAATACTCACTTAAAAGTTCCTTATAAACAGGATGTACCTTTTCCCACATTTCATCTGTAATTGTCGGAAGCTTTTTGGCTCTCTCTCTCAGCATGTTTTTCTCGATTGCCATACTAATTCCTACTTTCTATTTAATATTGATATTAATACCTCTTCTAGCTAAACCTGATGTGAGAGCGTCCAATATAGTATTTCTACCAATTCCTTTTGTCATGAAATCAACTGCTTCTTCAGTATAAGGACGTTTAGGCATTCCTAAAGCTGAATTACCAGCAAAACCATCTGCACTTTCAATCATCGTATTGATTAAATCTCCATAGTAATGATCCCAACCTTGACCTTTAGTCAAGTTCTCCATTACGATGGCGGCAGAGTCAGCAGCAACTTTTTCTGAAACAATTTGAATGTTTCGAGGATCAGCTAAACCACCATATTTATGTCTACGTTCATATGAATAAGGTTCATATACTCCATAAACATTCTTTTCCATCATAGCTATCCATTCTTGTCTAACTGCGTCAGCAACTTCGTTTCTCATTACTTCAGTTATTGCTCTAAGTACATAGTTATTAAGGCTTTGTAAATCACTAAATTGAGGCATTAATCTTCACTCTTGTTTAAATAAGTGTTAGCAAATTTTTCACGAGCTACTTCGATTTCATCTTCATATTTGTTTACAAATTCATTAGCAGTTACATTAATTGCAGCTTCTTTTGCAAACATCTCAGTAACTTTTGATAACTCTTCATAAGCAAAAGCGTCATTACAAATTTCTTCTAAGATACCTGTTTCTAATAATGCATTGTAATAAGGAGCTAAAGATTTAACTTTCTTAATACGTTTCATAGACTCACCAAAATGAGTGAATTTTTTAACAGCTAAGAAGTACCAGAAAAGGACTAAGCTTACATCATCTTTAGAAACCATATCCATGAATTTCATATCATCTTTATCTTCAGAAATTAAATATCCTTTATACTCTTCAATGATTTCTTTAATCTTTGTACGAGAGAAGTGGGGATGGAATTCAATGTCTTCACCGTTTGATAAAGTGTATCTTTCAATTTCATCATAAGATTTAGCCATTTCTAAGACATTTTTTAAGTCAACAACAGCATTTTGTTCGACATTTGTATTATTATTGTCGTTTATTGTCATGATAAAATTCTCCTTTTATTCTATAAATTTGGATAAATAAAAAAGAGGGGAGAAACTAATCTCCCACTCTTGTAGCTTATTTATTAAGCAGTTCTTTCAGAATTTAAACCACCAGAGTTAGAACGTGAAACGCCACTAGTGATATCATCTTCACGATGATCAACAATCATCCAAGAACCGATTTCTTTAGTTTTTGGGTTTGCAGTAGCTTTCAATTGTAATTCTGGAGATAATGGATCACCAGCTTTAAGTTTTAAGTCAAACTCAGAAGATGGAGAAACGTTATCGAATGTTAAGAATACGTCTTTTGCAATTGACTCAGTATCTTGGTCGTAAGCATAAGTGAATAATTGCAAACGATATTTCTCAGCGAAACGGTCAGCACGGATAGAAACTTTTTCACCTTGAACTTCTTCTTCAGTAACGATAGTTACGTTTTTACCAACTTGTGAAGTTAAGTCAGCGATAGTAGCAGAACCAGCAGTGAATTTAGCTTTAAGGTTTTTACCATAAGTGTCGATAACAACTAAGTCACCAGCTAATTTAGAGTCAACAGAAGTAACTTTTCCGCCTTCTTCTACTTCAGCAACTTCAGTACGTTTAACAACTAATTTGTCGTTAACAACTTTAACACCTTGAGTAGCAGCTAACCATTGGAAGTTGAATAAAGCGTCTTCCATAGTGATTTCTAACTCTTTGTTAGATTTGATTGTGAATTGAGCAGCGTTACCAATACCGCCTTTAACTGTTTCTTCGTCAACTTTTTGTTTCAAAGTAACAGTTTGAGTTGTACCAGTAGCGATAACAAATTTGTCCGATTTACGTTCTAATACTGCGTCCGCAGTGTCTTGGATATATAAAGGCATATTCCAATTCCTCCTAAAATAATTTATATATATTCTAACTAAACTCCACTTACATTCTGTCTGAAAGTATCTAAAGTCATATCTTCTTTTTTCTCATTGTCAGTAATATTTTCTGACCAGTTAACTAAATCGACCTCAGAAGTAACAGTAGCAAACAACGTTGTAGCGTTATTTTGAATGAATAGTGAAATTCGTTGGAATGAATGTTGTAATTGTAAAGCATTCCATTTCATAATATCTGAGTAATCAACGCCCATGTACACTGCACAACTCGTAACCATAGTAGATAAAGTTGGCGTAGCGTCCTTCTTTTTAAGCTTTGAAGCTTTAGATTTCTCTTCATTACGTTGAAGCTTAGGGTTTAAGAAAGCTCTAGGTTCAGATTGTCCATGAAGTTGTAATATGTATTTACGATAAAGCTCAAATTGATCGTCATCTAATGAAAATACAAATTGAATACATTTTTCTAAGATAGCCTCAGTAAACTCCTTTTCACTTAAAGGTGTATCGTCATCACTATTTTCATCAATGTCTTTTCTAGATTGAGGGTTTTTCTTATCGTATTGATAATCGTAGAACTTAACGTATCGGGTTATAATAATGTAATGGTGGAGAAGGTCTTGGAACATCTCTCTTAAAAAGTAGAATAATGAATATTTCTCATTCAAGTCTTTCAACATTGTGAATATTTCATTATCAGTTTGACCAGTTTCTTCTTGATAACCTTTACCATACTCAGCGAGTAAGTATTTCTTGTTAAGAGATATTACTGAAATAGAAGAGAGTCGTTGCATGTAATCATGAATACTCAGTGGTTTTAATTCACCAAATGGACTTTCGATAGGCAAATTCAAGATAACTTTATCTTGAATACTCTGATCATCAAATAGATTTTCTAATAACTCTTCCATTTAAATCACATCCGCTTATCAGTGATAGTGTATTTTTGTTCAAAAGCAAGGTATTCTTTTGGGGCTTCAACAGGGAATGATATTCCGATGTTTGTTCTACCAATGCCACCAATATGCTTATTAACGAACAAAGTATCTAATCTATCACAAATTTCCTCTATTCTATCAGCAAAGGAGAAATCATTATGAGATAGGATCATAAAAATAATCTCTCTGTCTACAAGAGTATGATTGTTATACTTAGGTCTCGATTTACCATAAAATACAAAAATAACTGTCTTTTTCATCTCGATTATGTCGTCACTCTTTTGAGACGTTCTAATCAAATCATTTACTATTTGGTCTTTTTTCTCTTCTTCCATCTCAGTGATATTAGGTAAAGAAGCGTCTGTGAACTCTATATAATTGCCATTCTCATCAATAGGGTTGTAATAAAGCAATCTTAATAAGTGTTCATCATTTGCCATTACCTTAATAAACTTCTGTAAGATATCACCACGACCAGAAGTTTTATATCTAAGTTGCATTTGTTTCAACTACTTTCTGTGCAGATAATACAATATAACCTTGATGATTAATTATGTTATCTGTTTGAATATCAGTGATTTTATAACTATCATTAAATAACTCAAACTCATAGTTAAGTTTAATTTTTTCTAAGTATTCCTTACTGTATTTCATATAGATAATTACTCGACCTTCAGTTAAAGGTAAGATAGCATTATCCGCAATTGAGTAACCTTTAACATCAACCACAATAGGAATATCTTTGGTCTCTAATTGATCAACATAAGTGTAACCACCACGACCAGTAGAAACCTTCTTCTTAGTAATATTTAATGGAAGTTTAAAATCTTCATTGCATAACTTAGCGTGTAGGTTAGGATAAATATCATCATCATTACTTTTCATAGTTAAATATGTATAGCCTCTATGTTCAATATAATTACCTACTTTAGCTAAGTCTGAGTCTGGCTCAAATAAGAACGTACGCTCAAAAAAGTCTCCAGAATAATTACTTACAACTGACTGAGTAGGAATACTATCAACATAAATATCAGATAGAGTAGGGGAAGAGAGAAATGTTCTCAAAGCACTGTCTTTACTTGCGTTAATGACATGTGAACTTAAATCTGTGCCATAAGGCATATTAATATTTTTATATCTTTCAAAGTAGTCCATTATTTAACGTCCTACCTCCTTATCTATCAAATTTACTAATGATAGAATAATTCGTCTTACTCTTTGAACTCCATCAACACTATGTAATTCTGTGATAGAAAAGTCTTCATAGAAAGTAAATAAAGAGCTTAATACTCTAACGTACCAAGCAGATTGACTATCAAACACTTCAGGATATGCTTTAGGAAGCCCTTTGAGTTCAATGATCAAATTCTCTAAATACTTATCTATGTAGTCATTCTTTTCTTCACATAAAGGCAATATCTTGAAAACTCTATTTTTCAATTCCGTGAGATAAATAGTATAAGTTTTACTGCTCATCTTTCTTTTTCTTTCGGAATTTTTGTCTAAAGCTATAACTATTAAGCTTAGCGTCAACATCTGATTGATATTCAGATTTAGTAGCTTTAAGCTCTTTAAGTAAAGCAGCCTGTGAATACTGTTTATAGTCTTTAGAGTTTAATAGAATTCTCATGTTATCTTCAGACAAAATATATTTATCTAAATAATTGATAACCATTAAAGTTGCGATGATATTTTGTTCTTCTACACTTAGACCATTAGTAAAAGTTTTTGTATTTAAATCAACTTCAGTTTTCTCTTCGGGTAACTGTGCAAAATCTGAAAGAGCAGTTATTAACCGTTCTTGTAAATCTGACTCTAAAACGTCTTTATCTAATCTCGCTAAAGAAAAATCTGTTAGTTTAGATAAAAATTTGTCATAAATTAAAGTAAATTCTGTCAAGAGAATTTGCCTCCCAACTAGATATTTAGAATTGAAACGTTATTATCAATATTCACTGACTCTTCGATAGCACGAATAACGTGAGCGTTTGCTAGTTCATCATCTTCATATTTTTTCTTCATAGCTAAATGAACCGTTTCTTTCACTGAAGGTGATAAGCTTTTTAATCGCTCTCTAAGTTCATCTGCTGGAAGTTCGAATAGGTCATCTAACTCATCAGGTAATAAGATAGCGTCCATTTGTTTCTTAATTCCAAGAAATTCAACTACGTCTTCATCATCAACAAATAACCAACCTTTATCGAACATGCCTCTAGCTGAACTTTTCATGATTTTTAACTCTTCAACTGTTAAATAATCACTATCTAAGTATTCACTTAATTCTAAATAACCTGTACCTTTTTTAGCTACATAAGTTAATGAACCTTGAGTCATATTAATAACTAATACTGATTGAGATAAGTCAACTTCTTTACGTTTAGGTTTAGTAGTACGAGTTGTTTTCTTTTCAGTAGGTTTGGTAGTTTTTTTAGTAGATTTCTCAGTAGTTGTAGTTTTTTTAATAGCCATTTAAAAATCTCCTTTTTCTCCAAATAAAATAAGCTCCCTAAATGAATAGGGAGCAAACTTTAATTATATTAAGCTTAGCTTAATTCAACAGCACCATAACGAGCAGCAGTAACAACAGCTACACCAACACGAGTGATTACGTCTAAGCTCATTTGTAAGTCTGTGCGATATCCTTCTGATCCGCCTTCTTCACGAGCGATGTAATGACCGTCTTGAACAACTTTAACTAATTTTTCATCTGAGCTAGGTAATACGAAAATAACATCGTTTTTAAGACCGAACTCATCTGTACCAGCTTTGTGGAATTGAGGTAAAGCAATGCATTCAACACCATCAACGAAACCAAAGTAACCAACTTCGTTTTTAGCACCTTTTTGTAAATCTGAGCTATCTTCTGGTTTTAATTTACGAAGAGCAGCTTTAGTACCAACGATTACTGCTTGACCATTAGCAGCTTCAACGTGGTCAGCGATTTCTAATACTTTAGCTTTAAGTTCATCGTTACTACCACTAACGTTAGCTTTGTAAGTAGAACCAACAGAGTCAACTGATTTGTAAAGAGCGTCACCAATACGTTGTGCGATATCATTTACAAATGACTCAGCTAAACGAGCAGTTAAACGAGCCCAGTCAGTACGACCAGCTAAGAAGCGAACTAACTCTTCGTATACACCAGCACCGATTGTGTGCATTGGTACTACTAATTCTTGACTATCTAAACGTTGACGTTTAACGTTTCCGTTACCAGTAGAGATAGTAGCAACAGGGAATAGTTTAATATCTTCAATGAAGAATTTGTTTTGATCACCGAAAGCAATGTTTTTGTATTCAGCGAATTGGCCGAAAATTTCAGCAGTACGATCATTTACGATAGGAGCAACAGTTTCTTCGATGAATTCGAATAAGTCATGTTTGCGGCGGCGATAAGTAGAATAATCTAAAGTATCTGAACCTAATTCCTCGATCATTTTTTTACGAACAGCGTCCGATAAGTCTTTATTTGAAAATTGAGTAGTAGTTGCACCATGAGCAGCTTGGATAGCAACTTCTTTTAATTCATTACTAAATTTAGGCATTTAAGTTATCCTCCATACATTTGTGTTATTATAATTTATTACTTAACTTTACGAATTGAATAAGCTGGGCGGCGGTCAGCACCAATAGTAGTTACATATTCAACTACGAATGCACCTTCACCTTTAGCGAATTTTCCACCAGTAACAGTTAAAGCGTCACCAGCAACGAAACCTTCACCATGTAATTTTTGTTCAACTGTAAATGTATCTCCAACTTCTAATTGGTGAGCACGCATGATTGAACCTTTAGGGTTAACAAAGTCGATTGAGCCATGACCGTTTGCTTTAGCAGCTAAATCAAGCTCTGGAGTAGAAACTAAGAAGCAGTTTTCAGCAGTAGCTTCAGCAGCTTTGTAAAGACGAATTTCTCCATCTTCTAATAAACCTTTACCAACTAAAGAACCGTTTTCATATTCTTTGTCAGCTTTAATTGATTCCACGTAGTGACCTTTAACACGGTCTAAATTTAATTTTGCCATTTATATGATCCTCCAAAGATTTTATATTTATTTCCAACTAGCAACGATATCTTCTAAAGAGTTATTACTAGTTTTGTTTACTGGAATAGCAACTTGTGAGAAGTTTGTAGCATTAGTCTCAGCTTTTGGTTTAGCAGAATAATTTTGTCTACCAATCTCAGCATAGATTAATGTTTCAAGTTCAGGCAATGTAATACCATCAGCTTGAGCTTTAAGCTTCTCGATAGACTCAATAGATAAACTATCTTTATGAGTAGAGAATAATTGTTCAATTTTTTCAGCATGAACTTCTTTTTGTAATGCTTCAAACTTGCTTTGATATTCTGCTAATTGAGATTTAACAGAAGCTAACTCAGTAAGTTTTTCAGCAATGTCTTCAGCTGAATATTCAACACCAGAAATAGTGATCATATCCGCAGCTTCAGGTAAATTGTCGATATCATCTTTGACTTCTTTATGAGTGTCGATAACATCACCAACTTCTTCAGTTTGAACTACAACTTGATCCTCAACACTTGGTGGAGCGTCAATAATAGGTTCTTCTGAAGGTTTTTCTTGTTTTTTAGTTTCAAGAACTTTCTCTTCTTTAGCAGAAGCAACTTTAGCTTTCGCTTTAGTTTCAGGCTCTTCAACCACTTCTGTTTTAGAAGTAGGTTCTTCTTGAGCTTTTTCTTTCGCTTTTTGATCCTCAAAAACAGCTGTGTCTTTTTTAGGCACTTCTTTTCCTCCTTTATTAGCGTAAACAATATTGTTAAACACTTGTAACTTTTCTTTAATTAACTCATCAGTCTTAGCTGCATACTTAATTTCTACTGTGCTGTTCTTCATAGCTGGTGTAACATCATCACCTAATAGACAAGCACCATAGAAACTGAAAGTCTCGAAAATCATATTTTCACCATCGAAATAACCAGTATAATTAGGTGAGATTTCCATAGATTGTCCAGTTACTCCACCTTTAGATTGCAAAATCTCAACAGCGTCATCCCACTTGTTCCATAAAATACCTTCACAAGTCAGATATTCACGCTCAACCATATCGTCTCCAAGACGAGTTTCAAATTTTGCATTATTTGTTTCAGGGATAACTCCAAAAGGTACAGTCGAATTTATTAATTTTATTTCACCGTCTTCAGTGATTTCTATATCAGTTTCGTGACCTTCGAAGTCTTTTTCTCCATCAAAGTTATAAGAAACACTTGCCATAATAGGTGTATTAGCTAAAGTAGGAATTGCTTTTTCTACTACATCTTTGTTGAAGACTGAACCATTTAAATTTAGACCAGTATGCATAAGCCATAACTTAACTTTCGTGAAGCGAATATCACCTTCTTCTGAAGTGTATTCTTCTAAAAGTTGAGTAGACATTGGAATAGAATTACTTGATTTATTCATTATTAGTGTCACCACCTTCTAAAGATTTTGTCTCAGAATTACTAGAGTCACGATTTGCTTGTCCACTGTCAGACAGGTCTTTAGTTTCTTTAGTAGGTCTGCCACCAGAGTCTTCTATTTTGCCTTTTGTCTGTTCAACAGCAGTATTTAAACCACCAGTATGAGAACTAGCAAGAGGTATTAAATTAGTATCCAAATCTAAGATATTGTTTTCTAATTCTAAACTTTGAGATAAAGTATGGTAATCTAAACCATGTAATGCAGCAATACGACCTCTAACTGAGAAACCGAATGTACCAGACTTAGTTAATTGTTCTAAGTAAGTATCTTCACTCATTCCAGTCACATTTAACAGAGAAATTCTCCATTGGTTTTTGGCTACGATATTGCCATATCTGATTTTACGATTTAACCATCTTTCAACTTGTCGATAGAAATTAATTACGAATAACTCATCTTTACGAACTGAGTAAGTTAAACCACCAGTAGAGTTTTTATCATTGTTAAAGATAAATGAAGAAACACCAGAAGCGTTATAAACATCTCTAGTAGCTTCAAGTACCTTGTCGGTTTTATCATCTCTATCTAATTTAATAGGGTTAACTTCCATAGGAGAAACGATAGAACCAATTTCATCTGGTAAGTTTTCGTTAACCAACTCACTGAAGTAGTCCATTGCTTCAGCTGAAATTGCAAAGTTATCAGCTTGATAATCTTTATTTGCGTTATCATGCATTGGCACTTTTTGATGTAATAACATGTAGTTATTAATTTTAGCTCCAGCTTTTTTAAGCTTTTTATAATCGTTTAAATCTAATAGAGGTTCAAACATTGTAGAAAAAGGAGGTAAAATAGTAGGATCGTCTTCGTTAATTTTGAAAACAACTGATTTAGTGAAGTCTGGAATAAACCAATTTAAGTCAGCTTGTTTATCAATAGAGCGTTCTAAGTATGCTCTTTGAAACTCTTCTGGGAATGTTTTTAATAAATCTAAATTACCGTCAAAATAGGACAGGTTGAAAGCATATGTATACATCCCGTCAGAGATACCAACCAATTTACAATACTTTGGATCAAGTTTTAACATGAAATAATTGTCTTTATCTTCGATTTCATAACCAAAGAAAATATCTTCAAGTACGCATGTTTTGTAAATTTTAGCTAACTCATGCTTTAAATTCATTTTATTAAGTTGTAAAGATATTTTAGAGAGGTCTTTTTTGACTTTCTCCTTGCTCATCTTACTATCGCTGCTAAACAATGGATCAATCACATAATAGAAACGAGCCATATCAATAAAGTAATTAAGTAAGCTACGATATTCACCAGACTTGTAATATAAGTCTTTAGAAAGCTCGATAATATTCACGTAAAACTTATCAGGTTTTCGTAACCAAGTATTTAGTTTTTCTTGTGAGACATCATCAATTGCAGTTTTAGAAGTGTGAAACAACGAGGCCATCTTACGTCTTGAAAGAGGTATGTTTCTTACATCAGCATAGTTTTTGATGTAATTTAAAAAGTCTTCATTTACTGGAGCTTTTTTATCTTCCAACGTGTTATCACATCTTTCTATATAATATTTTTAGGTTTTCTGACCGAGCCGAAACGTTTGAAATCAATATTTCTTGTATGACGAGCTAATTCTCTTTCAAGAATAGTAGCAAATTGATTTCCATAAGAAACAGAAGAATATCTATCCTTACGTGCTCTGCCAGAAGTAACGAGTTTAAATGCTCCATTATCCATATTTACTTGCTCTAAGTTCATAACTTCACTGATAAATAATTCAGTTTGTCGATATGGATATTTAAGTAGAGCTTGGGTGGAAGGGTTGAGATTGAGATATTTAAGTTTCTTATCTTGTCTAAATAACTCTTCAGCTTGTTCTTCACGAATTAATAATCTAAATTTACCTCGCATGAAGTTATCGGCTAATAAGTTAGCCATTTCCATGTTACGTTCATTAGTGGCATTAATAACGTGAATAACTCTTGGTGCTTCTGGATATTTACAAGTAGAAGCTAAATCATCATCATTTGAAACGTTCAGTGGTTCATATTCAACACCACGATCAATATCGGTTAACGGTATTCTCAAATTATCTAAGATACCAGCACCAACGTTTTTCAAGTCAAGTACAATATAATCACAATCAAAGTCTTCGAATAATTGTCTAATTCTTATTGCTTGAGTTTGGAAGTCAATTCCTTCCATATCCTCCATATAGTTGAGTTGACGTTCATATTGCTGCTTTCCTTTAGGTAATAATCTAATCAAACTGAACACGGAAGCGTCATTTGAGTTACCACCCATTCGAGCAACATCGACTGCTAAGAGACGTTTCTCTTTAGGCTCTTTGATCGGGTTATTTATATCTACTTGAACTAAAACTTCTCTAGGATAGAATGCTTGGCTAAGCTTTCTATTAAAGTCAATCGTATTAAAATTGAAGAAGGCTGACTCGGTTTCTCCCCACCAAACTGCCTCCATCTCCATAGCAAATTTCATCTTATTGAAACCTTCTGCTTGAGCTTCAGCTTTCATTTGTTTATGAGAATAAAGTTTCTCCATAACACCTGTGTAATAGGGGATATGACAAACAAATGTCTTTAAGTCGTCTTCGCTTTTCTTCTTGAGCATTTGTTTAGTAAACGAACGCATTGAGTCGTAACCCCAGTGTGATTTCATCCATGCAGATGATAAATACATTTGAGTATTTTCTTCACGAGGGTAATTTTTATATTTAGCCTTATGTAAGAATGCTGGTTCACGTTGAGAGGTTAACATTTTCTTGAATACTGTATCTATTAAATCTTCATCAACTTTAACGAACTCATCGACTAATAATAAATTAGCACGATGACCACGAGCATTATCGTTAGAGGCTACTACTCTTATCCAGCTACCATTATGAAAAGCAATCATTGGTTTCTGGTTTCCAGTATTTATAGACTCAATTTCTCTATGAATAAGAGGAGAAAGTAATTCGTTTTCAATTTTTTCTAATACGTTGATACCTTGAGACTTGGTAGGAGCTGTAATAATTATCTTAGTACCCGGATATAAAATACAACGAGTTAAACAATATACAGCAGATAAGAATGTCTTACCAAGTCCCCTTGACGCTAAGAACATGAAATATTGATGATGGATCATAGCCCAAAGTAATACACATTGGAACGGACGTAAGTTAATATTCATAAAGTCTAAAACAAAACGATGTGGGTTCTCTCTATAAAAAGATATCCAAACAGCTATGTTTTCCATCGTTTGCTCTGATCGAGACTTAGTATTACGTTTATTACGTCTTAGTTTGAATAAATCAATAGTATTTTTATAAGGACTATTAGAGTTAATAAACTTACTCATCTTCAACACCTAACAATTCTTCAGTAGAGATACCATATTTGTCGATATGCTCTTGATACTGATCATGGAAATTGTCATCTAAATCAAGTGAGCGTCTCATAGGTGATAGGAAGTTATTTTGAACGTATTTTTCAATTCCATCCACGTCTTTAAACTCTTCTAAAGGTTCAGGTACAGGTTTGTCATTCTCCCAACGCTTAACCCAAACACCAAAAGTTTCTTTATCATTAGTCTTACTTTCTTTTTCTTGGTTAGGGGAGATACCCGCACTCTTCATTAAATTAAGAATTAAATTTGTTTCTTCTTTAGTGCTTTGTGAACCTTTAGTACGCTTCTTACGAATTTCTAGCTCTAATTGACATATTTGAGTGATGATATTCTCAAAGGTTGGACTATCAACATCATATGTCTTACAGTAACTCTCATATCTACTGATTAAGTAAATATAATCATCTTCAGTATAATCTCCTTCACCCCAATAAAGTTTACATTGTCTTAACTCATCTGGAGTAAGTTTCATGATATTCTCTTCAGTTAATGTTTCACTTTTAGAACTAACTAGAGCGTCTGAGTCGATGAAAGAAGCGTTACGTCTTATTGAAGCCTTATTCATGTATCGTACATAATCAAAATTAACTTGTTCGAATGCTTCATATCTAAACGGATAATCTAATACTCTTAATAATTGAATGAAAGATTTATAACCGTTTTCCTCATCTTTTAACATATCAGCACAACAATCTTTGCATATTGGATAATATCCGTTTGGAAATGCTGGGTTGTTATCATTCAATGGATAATAGTTCAAATCAAGAGTGAGGTTTCTATTACAGCACATACAAGTTAATTTCTTTTCAGCTTTTTTTCTTATTGCCATAATTTCACCTATCTTTAGTTGTCAATTTAATTTTGTTCGGTAGGTGAAGGAAGGAGAGGATTAGGAGAGGGAAAAACCTTCACCTAACCAACAAAAAAACCGACCTGTGAGAAGGTCGGAACTGAAAGGAATTTATCATGGAAAGGAAAATGAGAGTGATTAACACTCTAATTAAAACCCAAGCTGTGTTTAGGTTCTAATTACAATATTAATCAATTAAAAGGGTGAGTGTGTTTATATATGAGGGAGGCGTGTCAAAAAAGTATCAAAAAGAAAAGAGGAATTATAGAGAGTAGTTATGAAAAAGAGTAACCTCACCCTTTTAAATAAAAATAAGAGAGGGGACGGTTTATTTGGTTTCGAACCAACTGAGCCTACCATATTAGGAAAACCGCTTATAATAAAATTGTTCTTTTATTAATTAGAAAAACTGGACTTATAACCAGCAACTTCAGTCCGAAAAAGTAAGTTTTCTTATAATACTGGACTTCTTAATTTTAATTCTCTTACGATGATCATCAGTGTGATTTTGGGGAGGATCACGAACTCGAATATACAGTGGTTTTTAAGAGAACCATAAAACTCCATAATTTTAAATAAAGTCAATCAATGAGCTATATTTATGGTGGCAGCTTTGCCACGCCCTACACTTACCAAACAGAAACATTTAATAAGTGCCTTTATTGATACGTCTACCAATAAAGGTTTTTGCAATCAATGTGTACATCATTATTGCAATCTATGAGGAAACGATTGATTAGGTCTTTTCGTCATAGCTTGAACCATATCGCAAAAGCGACCTTAGTCATCAACTAAGATTAACAGGGAACTAAGCAATTACTACATCACTTAATTTTGACTTATAGACTTAAAGGAGCTATATATCCTATGGTGAAGCGGTCAAGTAAATGAAACATAATTCAATATTTATTAGCAAGATAAATAAAGTTAGGTCTCAATTAAATGACCATAAAAACTCAACTTTACTTCAAAAGAAACAAAGTCTACAACCATATAGGTTATTTCGGTTCTATGCCTTCAACCTACAAGCAAGTGCATGCGATCAAGGAATAGGAATTACGCTTAGCATAGTGCAATTTAATGCTGCGAGTTAATCGCTATATGTATTGTTTGATGGACGTATAGTCCTTTAAAAGTAAAAAAGCCTAACCGTGTTTCGCTTTAAAAAGAGGCGTTGGTTAGGAAACTATACTTCAAAACTATACCTAATTATTATTAGATACAGTTTTCAAGCAAAGATTAGTCGCTTAAACTTTCTCCTAAAAAGAAGTAGGCTTACCAAACCAGTAAGTTCAACACTTTATAACTATATCTCGACCAGACTGGTAATCTGTTCTTTGTTTTTCAAATCGAGATAGTAACTAATCTTTCAAAAGTTAACAAATGACTGGTTGCTGCTCTAGAAACAGCAACTTTTAATACGATATGTTTCAACGGGCACATTCGCAAAGCCTTTGAGAAACCATCATATAAAGATGGTTGAATGAGTTCAGCTATTAACTGAAAGTCGATATAAAATATCGAGAATAAAAAAATCTACATCTGGGTGTAGAAAAGTTGTCGTTAAGTAAAAGTAAAGCTATTCGAAACCTGTAACCAAATAGCTCCTTTAAGAATTCCTAGCAGACGTATCATGCTTAGGTTAAAGGGTTTTTCGTACTCAGGAACCAGTTTAAATTAGTCTAAATAAACTGTATTAGTTTCTTCAATATCCGTTTCATTAAATGTCACAAGTAATTGAGAAGGGCGGCCAGAAAATCTACCGCTAATAGCGTATTGGTCAAGTCCGCAGAATGAACCAACACCATACTGAACAGTTAAACCATGTTCTTTAACAAAATGATGATGGACATGTCCAGTAAATATGTAATGTATTTGAATTCCTAATAATTGTGAAAGCTTAGTAATCGAATTAGCACCTCTGTCTAAGTCACCGTGAGCTAAGACTATATTTTTACCAGAGATATTAATTACTATAAAACCTTCAGTATCGCTTTCTGAGTGATAATTAGAATACTTTTCAAAAGAAGTATCTAAGATTGTTGTGATTAATCTCTCGAAAGACTCAGAAGTACCAATAGAGTCTTTTTTGTTAGCAACCACTCTGCTATGATTACCAACAACATTATAAAATTTAACGTTAATGCCTAAATCTAGGAAAACTTTAACAAATTGTTTTAAATATTCACTAACTGTAATAATTTGTTCAATTACATTCTCTTCATTATTAATTCTAGTTGTTGAATGAATTAAACCGTTAATCTGATCGCCTAATGACGCAATATGTAATGTTGTAATGTTCTCTTTTTGAACCTTATCATATGTTTTGTTGCAAAGTTTTTCTAAGCGTTGTTTAGCAACGTCTTTATTGTAAACGTTAAATTGAGAGTTGATTTGCATTCCTACATGCATATCACTAATGACTACCATAGCTTCTTTGACACCAATATGAGTTGGCTGAATGTTTAAGTTCACAGGTTCTAATTGTTCAACTGTTTCTTTAAGGTAATCTTGTAAGTGTTCTAAACGTGCCATTTTTCTAAGAATATTATTGAACTCACGTTTTTGATCACTAAAGCGAATTTTTTCTTTTTTAAGTTCATTTCGTTCATATCTAAGTTCTTCAATAATACCATTTGGTAATGAAGCTTTATGCTTTTCTTCGATCATATCTTTCCAAACGTTAATGTAAGCTTGATATTCTTTTCGGAACTTAGACTCATCGTAATTTGTACCATATTCAGAATTGAGAAGGTCAGCAATCTGAATATTGCTGAGTCCCATCTCTTCTTTATTTTTATAAAGTCTGAAGTGATACTGAGCTAAAGTTTCATTATCACCACGAGTAATATTTAAACTCATTGAGAGAATTATCCTTCAAAACCTAATTCTGAATTCTCTTTGATAGTTAATGAAACATATTTGTCTTGGAAACGACTAAATACTTCTGATAATGAATACTGCTGCTCTGTATCTTTGTTAAGCTCGATGATTTGATTATTTTCTAGGTCGATAATTGCGTTTTTAAATGAAATTGAATTAGTAATTTGTGCCATGATGAAATTCCTCTCCTATATTATATTACTTAGAAGTTTCTGCTTTTAATTTATCTTTAACTGATTTATTTAATTTAAAACGAACTGTTTTGTGTGCTGGTGATGTCCAAGATTTTTCTTCTCCGCCTAAGCGTGATACACCAGATTTTTCTGGAACTTCAACGATTTTGAATGTACCAAAATTTGTTGAGAAGCTATCGTAACCAACTTCGTCAGCAGCGTGAATTGCTTCAATCATTGTATCTTCAAATGCTGAGAATAATGTTGCAGCGTCTTTTTTAGTAATTTCTAAACCACGTACACGAGATTTTTCTTGTAATTCGTTAATTAAATCTTTTTTAGCTAATTTTGTCATAATATATTTTTCTCCTTTTTGCCTTGTTAAAGGCTTCCCTAATTTTTTGTGATTGGATATGTTAATTAGTCTCATAAGAATGAGACGTGAAAGACTACTCCTCCAATCAAGTGGTAGCTTTCACGAACTTTATTAAATTGTTATTATTATATGTTATTTCTTTAGAGGGAAATAAATTAAATCTCAACGATTGTTTATGCCTCTTCATAAAGTATTGTCAACAGAAGTCATTTTTTATTCCAAACTTCTCGAATATGTATTATTTTTTCTTTTCACATGTCTTACATTTAGCTTTTAAACCATATATTCCTTTAGTGTCTTTACTGAAATATCTATTGTCTACTGCAAGCTTAACTTCATTACAATGCTTGCATGTTTTATATAAACCTTTTCTACGATAAGTCCATATCCAGTCTTCTAATTGTTTTTCGTATGTATAAAGTAATTTATTTGGTATATGTTTATTGATTAATTTAGATATTTGACTTTGCGATATGATACTACCTGTTTCTTTTTCTAGCTCATAAGCGATTTGTTTTTGATCAGTAATACCTGTCTCAAGAATAAACTCAATTAATACTTTTTCTTCATTAGTCCATATTGTGTTATTTAATATTTGCTCAAAAGTTCTAAGTAAAGCCCAAAAGCTAGTTGAAGGTTTATTGTCGTATTTCTTTGTTGCGTCATAGTAACCTAATAATAAAGCAATATATGTATCAGTGTTTCTTAAACTTAATCTATTCCAACTATCCATAGGAATTGTTTCATCAATAGAAGAGGTTGGTTGAATATGAATAACTTTTCTTAATGTTTCTAAAGCAGTTCGCATTTCTGTTTTTAAATATGAAATCTGTTTTGCACGATCAGGAGAAAAAGGTCTGCTTTCTAGATATTCGATTTCATCTATATATTGTTTCATCGTACTGTAAGCTAATTCTTTATAATTAATTGGTTCTTTAGCATAATGAGGAATTGAATTAGGTTTACTTGGAGAAAAACGTTCCCAGAATGCCTCCATATCTTCATTAAACTTACCTTGTTCCATTTGTCTGTCTACTCTTGTGTAATTAACGTGAGTTCCAACTGAACGCTCATCAATAGTGCCATCATGAATTTGACTAAGACTAGTTAAATTCATATGAGAAGGTGGTACTGATAATTTTTTAGTATGGTTATATGGAGTGTTTTTAAGTTCTAATTTAGCTTCTTCAATTCTTTTTTGTTCAGCTTCTTTACGTTTTTTCTTTTTGATACGTTCAAGACGCATAATTTCTTTTTTTACATCTTCGTGTTGTTCTTCTTCTTTTACATTGTTGAATTTAGAAAATACAATATAATCTGCAATTTTTTCTAGCGTTTTTGTAATACCAGACTCTCCAGATAATTGAGCTGAAGTAGTTTTAACTTGTTCATTCATAAATGTTACTGTACTAACAATTTCTGCTGCATGATCATCGTTAAAGTTTTCTTTGATCGCATTATTTCTATCTTCTCCATACTTTAAAGCATAATCACAAGATTTTTTAAAATTATCCCACAATTCCTTATTATTTTGGTTTGAAGGATATTCTTTATGTATATGAGTATTAACTGAGTCAAATCGTAAAAATAACCACTCATCTAACGCAGTTCTTTTTATTTTATTAATAGTCGTAGAGATTTCATACGAGTCTCCAATTTTCATTCCTTCTAATTCTTCGATAGAGTAGCCTAAGCTATCTATATACTTATGTAAATTTTCCTTTGTAATAATCATGTTTTCAATTCCTTTCAAAGTTATAAAACTATTTTACTATATTTTATTTCTTTTTTAAAGTGGTTGACTTTTTATATTTTATTTCTTATAGTTGTATTAGGTTTTAAATTTAATACCCAAAAAGGAGAAATGTAAATGGAAAAAGAATTTAAAGAATTTAGAGAGAGATTAGTAGTAAGTAAGCAGCTATTCTACAATGATAGTAGCATGTTTGGTGCTTATGGTTTTAGTTTTGAAGGAGAAATTAACCCAGAGATATCGGTTCATCCTCAATATAAGAACTTTTCTATTGCTGGTAATGTTCAACCATTAGTAGAAGGAGAAGCTTATACTGTTAGATTTAAAGAGAGTTACGATGAAAGAAGAAAAATTGATACATATACTTTTATTGAAGTGGAGTCAGATGGTATTTCAGGCAAAAATGCTAATGAAGAGTTTTTAAGAGTAATATTGACAGATAATCAAGCGGAAGCAATTATTGATGAATTTGGTTATAGGGATGAGTTAGTAAAAGATATTCTTAATGACAAAGTTGATATTACAGAAGTAAAAGGAATTAAGAGTGCTACTGCTTTATCTATTAAAGAAAAGCTTACTGAGATGTCCAAGTATAGCAAGGCGGTTATAGAGTTAGCACCATTAGGAGCGAGTATTAAAGCAGTTGTTTCATTAGCCGATCATTATGGTTCAGTAGAAAAGTTATTACATATCATAGAAAATAACATATATGATTTAACATCAGCTGGAGGGTTTGGTTTTAAGCGTATAGATGAGTATGGTTTGAAAAAAGGAATTAGTATTGACTCACCGCAAAGAATTAGAGCTGGTGCTTTATATGTTATAGAGCAAATGGTAGCACTTGGAGATACAAAGCTTAGTATTGATAAATTTGAAGAAAACTTGTGTGACATATTAGAAATTGATGAAGTTGACGATGAAACGTTTAGCTTGATTATCAACGATCCAAATGTATATTACGATAATGGATATATCAGTTTAAAGAAATATCGAAGAGAAGAAGAATTAATTGTAGAACATTTAAGAAGAATAAGAGATAGTTTCATCTCATATGACACGAAAGAGCTTGAAGATATTATCAAAATGAATGAGGATCGACTAGGTTTCACATTTAACGAACAGCAAAAAGAAGCAATTAGGAAAGCTGTAAGCAGCGGAGTATTTATCCTTGATGGACTTGCTGGTTCTGGTAAAACTTCGAGTTTAAAAACTGCAATTGATATTATCGGTTTACCACATGTTGCTTGTGCGTTGAGTGGTAAAGCAGCAAACGTACTATCACAAAATGGACTAAAAGCAAAAACTATACATAGAACACTTAGATTTGATCCAGTGAATTTTGGTTTTTTACATAACGAAGAAAACCCGTTGAGCGAAAAAGTAGTTATTCTAGATGAAGCCTCAATGGTTGATAATAAACTGTTTTTAGACTTAATTAAAGCTGTGGCAAGCGGCTCTCAATTAATGATTGTTGGAGATAGCGGGCAGTTACCTTCGATCAGCAGAGGAGCAGTATTTGATAACTTACTTGATACAACAGAATTTGAACATGTAACTTTAACTGAAGTACATAGACAAGCAAAAGAGTCTGGTACATTACAAGTTGCTAACAAGATACGTGAAGGCACTCAATTTAATGATTACACCGATTATGGTTTAACTGTTTATGGTGACAACAAAGATTTTTATTACTTTGGTTTCCAAGATAGAGCAGCCATTAAAGATAATTTATTACATACTGTGAAACGTTATTTAAACAATAAGGATATGAACCCTAATGATATTCAAGTTATTACTGGCTTAAAAGAAAAAGGAGAATTGTCGGTAGTTAACTTGAATAAAGAATTACAAGAATTATTTAACCCTCAGAAAATAGTTCAAAATACATTAACTGGTAAGGTTTATGAGTTTAGAAAAGGTGACAGGGTTATTCAACAAGGTAACAAATACGCTGCTAGAACATTAGGTTATAGTGATTTCCAAGATGTAGCGAATGGTTTCGCGTTATTGGAAGATAAAACTTTTGAAGAAACTGAAGTATTTAACGGTACATTTGGAGAAATCATTGAATGTGCAAGTGGTGTAGGAATGTTGATTAAATTTGAGGGCGTGGGAGAATTAGTATTCTATGAACATACTCAGAAAACTAACGAGATAGGTATAATAGATTTAGGTTATGCAATTAGTTGTCACCGTTCACAAGGTAGCGGGTTTAAAACATTGGTTGGTGCATTGTCATTTAGTGATTACATGTTACTAAGTAGACAATTCTTGTACACGATGTTAACTAGAACGATCAATCAATGTTTCTTATTTGCTGAAACATCAGCAGTACATTATTCAATTAAAACTGATAAAGGGAAAACTAGAAAATGCTTTATCAGTGAATTTTTAGAACATTAAAAGAAATAAAATATAATAAATGAAAGAGGATAAATTATGTCGGATAAACATTTATTAACAGAGAAAGAAATTAATGCAATAAGAAAAGAGATATTTAAATATAACAGTAAAGTTGTGATACCGAGAGGTGTCATGACTTATCTCATGGAAAAAGATTTAAATGTTAGCACAAAAGGTAAAATATTATATAGCTATATCGGAATAATTTTGTGCTACAATAACGCTTATTATACATACAGAAAACACCATATGAATTTGAACAATATTCTTGATGTAATGAATATTGGATGGAGTAAAATCATTAGAAAAGAATTTACTAAGAATGGTTATTTCGAGAAGGAAGGATATATTACTCATCAAAACTATTTTCCTGTTCATTTCGAAATTTCAACAACTACAACAACTACTGGTAGAACAGTTAAGTTTCCTAAATTTATTAATTCTAAAGAGTTAAGTAAAGAAGAATTAACTGAAAGAGGAGTAAATTGGGAAAATAGATATATGAATTGTATTGAACCAACTCTTCATGTTGTGGGTAAAAGAAAGAAAAAAGGACGAGGATATCAATATATTCAAAAACCACTTAATATAGAGCCTAGTAACTATATTACTATCAGTTTAGAAACGATTTCTAAAGTATTAGAAGGTAAATTATCAGAAGGCACTTTGTTCTATCTTTGTTATTTAAAACACATTTCAGGGAACAAGAATATTGTTGAGAGTAATAAGTTTCAGACTTCTATAAAATCAATTTCAACAGGGTTAAATACAACAGATTTAACTACAAGAAAATATCATAAGGAATTAAAACAAGTTGTGGGAGAAATAAACTATGGTCTAATACAACGAGTGAGAAACGTTGAAGGAATATTAAGTAGTAAAGTGTATTTAAAATTAAATAATAATCTATAAAACTAGAAGCGTAAAGACTTATCATATCAACATTTAAGTTGATTTTCAGTCTTTTTTTAGTTCAATTTAAAGCACAAAACTATCCACTTAAAAGAAGTACACAATATTAATATTAATAATTCGAAGAAGAGTAATGTTTCTAATAAATACTAAAAATTATCCTTCAAAATCAAAAAAATTACTGTACACAAAACCATTTGGAAGTCAGTCGTATCAAGGGATGTACATAACTTTTTTAGTGCATTTTTAACAATTATAGGTTGGTTGCTTAACTTCTCAAGCATAGCTTTCGCAGTTACAGCGCCCTTCATGAATTACAGTCGTTACACGACTTTATTCATGGCAAGAAGAAATGTTTTAGAAATAAAATATAACACATTTCATTTTAAAGGCATTTAGAGAGCCATACAGAGCATTTACAAGTTTTAGGATAAATAATACCAAAAAGATATTTCTTGAGCAATTAAAGGTGTCTATGTGGATCTCAGAGGTATGTATGAATTGAAATTGAATTGTAGGATAAAAATTAGTTTATATTCTAAAATATTGATTATGAAAATGTGTTTTAAGGTATCTCAGAAGTCCATAGAGAGACGATGAATTATTTTGTATAAATAATAC